TTTGATGATATTTCAAAAGATATATGTGGGTGGTTAGATGATCTAAGACTAGTAGCTAGGTCTGAAATTGAAGGATATGAATTTATTGCTAATAATATAATATCTAATGCATTCAAAAGAGATACATATATAAAACTAAGAGAAATGGCTAATGGGGTATTATCAAGCAATGAAGATATAAATAGTATTAATTATAAAGTTCAAACCGATATAACTAAATTTGCAGATGATTATATTGTAGACACTAATGTGCAAATGATAGGAGATAAAGCAGATGAATTATGGGAATTAATAAAAAGTAGGAGAACAGATTCAGGATTTGCAGGCATACCTAGTAAATATAAAGGATTAAATGAATATTTCACTTATGAAAATGGAGAATTGGTTGTAATAGGTGGTAGAGCAAAAAGTGGTAAATCAATGTTCTTTCTTAATGAAGCTATACATAAGGTTGAAAATGGAGTTCCTGTAGCTATATTTGATACTGAAATGAGTGATGAAAGATGGATGATAAGATTTTTAGCATTAAAGTCTGGAGTAGATATAAAAAAGGTTAAGAATGGTAATTACTCATTACAAGAAGAAAAAGCAGTTGAAGAAGCAAAAGAATGGTTAAAAAATAAGCCATTAGTGCATAAATATGATGTTGGTTGGACTAAAGATAAAATTTATATGACAGCGAAACAACTAAAACAATCTATGAACTTAGGATTATTAATTTATGATTATATAAAAGTAGATGATACTGGCGGAGGAGACAATAAAGAACATAATGTATTAGGAGATATGACTAATTTCTTAAAAAATAAGGTAGGTGGAGCATTAGATATACCTATAATAGCAGGTGGTCAAATGAGTCCCAAAGAACAAAGATTAGCAGATAGCGATAAAATAAACAGATATGCTTCAACTATAGCATATTGGATACATAAAACAAAAGAAGAAATACTTAATGATGGTGTTGATAGTGGTAATTGTAAATTAGTAATTGATTATAATAGAAATGGTGGTCAAATGGAAGACGGAGAATATTTAAATTTTGTTTTTGAGGGAGATAAAGCAATTATAACTCAAGCTAAAAACTTTTCTAATATAGAAGGTGGAAACTCACCATATTAAAAGGAGGTAAGGCATATGGATAAGGACGAACTTAAGATATATCTAAAAGAGAATCCACAATATATAGAAAATATATTAGAAAATATAGGTTGTCATCATATAAAAAAAAGTTCAAAACGTATTACTTGTGCTTTGCCTGATGGTGATAATTTTACTTCTATAAGCATTAAATTAAATGATAATTTAAAAACAGAAGTATATTCAAGAAAAGGTGAGTTTGATAAATATGAATATAAAGATATGTTTACTCTTATACAATTCATAAATGAATATAGTCTATCAGAAGCTATTCAGTTTGTATGTAAACAATGTGGATTGAAATATAGTAACAATGTTAAAAAGAGTGAAAAGAGTTCTAGTTATAGTTTTTTAAGACAATTTAAAAGAAGTTTAAATAAAATAAATAAACTTGATGATTATGATGAATTAATATTGGACGAAACTTTCACTCAGAGATTTATAAAAGAAACATGTGATTTGTTTTTACAAGATGGGATTAATAAGACTACGCAAACTAAATTTGGTGTTTCATATGACATACTAGATAATAGAGTGGTTTTCCCAATTAGAAATGACAGTGGAGCATTACTTACATTCAAAGGAAGAACTATGGATAATGATTATAAAATTAAAGGAATACCAAAATATTTTTACTATTATCCATATGTCGGAGAATTCTATTTATATGGTTTGTATGAAAACTATTTTGATATTATATCATCTAATGAAGTGTTTGTATTCGAGGCAGAAAAGTCAGTTATGCAATGTAATGATATGGATATTAATAACTGTGTGGCTGTAAGTAAAAAGGTTATTAGTCCAGTACAGTTAACAAAATTACTTAAACTAGGAAAAGATATAATACTAGCCTTTGACAAAGATGTTGTTTTAGATGATATTTTTGTAGAATGTAAGAAATTTAAAAAAGGGTTATGTAATGTTTATTATATATATGATGATTTAGACTTATTAAAAGGGAAAGAAAGTGTTACTGATAAAGGTAAAGAGATATTTATGCAATTATATACTAATTGTAAATTTAAATATGAGGGATGATTAAATGAAATATAAATTAATAGGAAATAACTATACATTTTCTCCAGTAGAAACAGTGTTAGAAAATAGGGGCATAACTAAGGATTTATTTAATTTAGATAAGAAAGTTATAGAAGATTATAATAACTACGATTATATGCAAGAAGGAGTAGAATTACTATTAAAACATCTAAATAATAATTCAAAAATAACAACTGTAGGAGATTGTGATGTTGATGGTATGACAAGCTATTCTATATTTCACAATAGAATAAAAGAATCATTTCCTAATGCTAATATAGAATTAAAAATACATACAAATAAGCAACATGGTTTATCAGATGATATTGTTATTGAAGATAATACTAATCTTGTAGTATTAACAGATTCTTCAAGTAATGATTATGAACAACATAAAGCGTTAAAAGATAGAGGAATAGACATACTTATTATAGACCATCATCATGCAGATGGAGGATATAGTAAAAATGCAGTAGTAATAAATAATCAATTATCTAAAAATGTAATGAATAAAAATTTAGCAGGATCTGGTGTTGTTTATAAATTTATAAAAGCTTTAGATGATTATTTGTTTGAAGATAAATCAATTAAATATAAAGATTTGGTTGCATTGGGCAATGTTGCTGATATGATGGACTTGCATGAGTTAGAAACTAGATATTTTGTATATGAAGGTACTAAGGAAATAAATAATCTCTTTATAAAAGCATTAATGGAAGTAAATGAATATGATTTAGAAGGTAAATATAATATAGATAAAATCGGATGGGTAATAGCACCTAAATTAAACGGAACAATTAGAAGTGGAACACAAGAAGAAAAAATGAAAATGTATCAAGCTTTTACTTCAGATGATTATGATTTTTGTTTGGAAGTAGCTAAGATGTGTAAAAATGTAAAAGCTAAACAGGATAATGCGGTTAAATCAGCTTTAAAAAAGATAGAACCTAAAATCAATATTGCCAAAGAAGATAAATGTATTATCTTAGATGTAGGAAAAACTTTAAGTCAATCTCATACGGGATTAGTAGCACAAAAAATAGAAGATAAATATAAACTTCCAACATTATTATATAGAGATGTAGAAGATAAAAAAGATGTTATTGGAGGAAGTTTTAGAGGAATAGATAGTATTTCAACTGATACAAGATTAGATATCCTCAACAGTAATTTAGTTATATTTTCACAAGGACATGCCCAAGCTGGTGGTTATCAATTAAAAAAAGACAATTTAAACAAATTAAAAGAATATTTAAATGATTTATATAAAGGTAAAGAAATTGTAGATAGCAAAGAGTATCTAGTAGATTTTATATTAGATGAATCGGAAATAGATGAATACATAGTAAATGAATTAGCATTATTAGAAAATGAGTTTGGAAATAAGATAGATGCTCCTTTGATAGCTTTTGAAAATGTAGAATTAAATATAGTTGCAAATGACATTAAAAGAACTAGAATAGTGTTTTTTGTAAATGGAATTAAATTCAATAAAAAGTTTCCAACAAATGTACTAAAAGAACAACTATTAAATCGATCATTAAAAGCTAATATAATTGGAAAGTGTACTATGGATACATATAATAATACAGGAATGATTGAAATTGTTGACTTTGAGATAATAAATTAATAAAGGAGATGCAAAATGAAGAAAAATTTTATAATATATCATTTACATAGCGACTTATCTTTATTAGATAGTTGCACAAAATATAAAGATTATATTGATAAAGCAGTAGAATATGGAATGAAAGCTATTGGATTTAGTGAACATGGTAATATATATAACTGGATTGAAAAGAAAATGTATTGCGATGAAAAAGGAATAAAATACTTACACGGTTGTGAAATTTATCTTACAGAAAAACTATATGAAATAGTTGAAGAAGAAAACAAAAATGGTGAAATGGTGAAAAAGAAACAAAAGATTAGAGATAATCATCATACAATCTTGATAGCTAGAAATATGGATGGGGTAAAAGAACTCAATTTATTAGTAGGAAACGCAACAGACGAAGATCATATGTATTACAAGCCAAGAGTTACATTTGATGAATTTTTAAACATATCTAATAATGTTATAAAGATATCTGCTTGTATGGCTTCTCCTTTAAATAAATTAAACGAAGATAATGAATATTATGAAAAATTATTAAAGCATTATGATTATTATGAAATACAATATCATATCGACAGAAAAGGAGACCAAATATCATATAATAAAAAGCTATATGAATTAAGTAAAAAATATAATAAACCACTTATAGTAGGAACTGACACACATAGCTTAAACAAATATAAAGCAGAATGTAGATATAAATTTAAAAAAGCAAAAAAAATGGTATATGATGATGAAGATAGTTATGATTTAACTTTTAAGTCATATAACGAATTAGTTGATAAATTTAAGGAACAAAATTCATTACCAATGGACGTTATTTTAGAAGCCATAGAAAACACTAATATTATGTCAGATGGAATAGAAGATATAGTATTAGATGCAACAGTAAAATATCCTAAAATATCTGATGATGACGAGTCTTTATTTGAAAATATAGTATTAAAAAAATACGAAGAAAAAATAAACAATGGCATTATAAACAAAGACGAAAAATATTTAATTCAGATTCAAGAAGAAATAAGAGTATTTAAGAAATTAAATATGTGTAGTTTTATGTTATTTATGAGTGAGATATGTATATGGTGTAAAGAAAACGGAATACCAACTGGATTTTGCAGGGGATCAGTTGGAGGTTCAATGATAGCATACTTATTAGATATTATTGACTTAGACCCTATTCAATGGAATACTATATTCTCAAGATTTTGTAATGAAGATAGAGAAGAAGTTGGAGATATAGATTTAGACTTCTCTCCAACACAAAGAGAGTTAGTTTATAATTACATAATAGATAGATTTGGAGCAGATAAATCGGCTTATATACTTGCAATAGGAACTATATCTGATAAAGGAACTATAGACGATTTAGGTAGAGCTATGGAATATCCTTTAGATGAAGTTGCACAAATTAAAAAGTTATATGAAGAAGATAGTGAAAAAGCAAGAAAGCAATATAAAGATTTATTTTACTATTTTGATGGTGTATTAGGGACTTCAGTTTCTCAATCTATGCATCCAGCAGGTATTATAGCTTCCCCAGTTACTCTTCCTGATAACTATGGTTGTTTTTGGAATAAAGAAGGTAAAAGAATACTGTATATAAATATGGAAGAAGTACATGATGGGGCTGGATTGGTCAAGTACGATATATTAGGATTAAAAAATATAGAAATAATTAAAGATACTTGTAAATTATTAAATATTCCATATCCAGCATCACATGAAGTAAACTGGGAAGATGAAAAAGTATGGGAACATATAACTGATTCTTCAGTTGGAATATTCCAATTTGAGGGTAGCTATGCTTATGATTTATTAAAAAAATACCAACCTAGAAAAATTAATGATTTAAGTTTAATAAATGCTTCTCTACGTCCAAGTGGTGCGTCTTATAGAGATAGATTAATAGCAAGAGAATTCAATCATAATCCTTCAGAATTAATTGATAATTTATTAAAAGATAATAATGGTTTCCTTGTATTTCAAGAAGATGTTATTGCTTTTCTTCAACAAATATGTGGACTTAGTGGAAGTGAAGCAGATAACGTAAGACGTGCTATAGGACGTAAGCAAATAGATAGACTTGAAAAAGCTATGCCATCTATATTAGAAGGTTATTGTGATAAATCAGATAAGCCTAGAAAAATAGCAGAAGAAGAAGCTAAAGAGTTCTTAGAAATTATCTCCAATGCCAGTTCTTATATGTTTGGATATAATCATAGTACAGGATATTCAATGCTAGGTTATCTATGTGGATATTTTAGATATTATCATCCGTTAGAATTTATAACATCTTATCTAAATAATGCAAATAATGACGAGGATATATCTACGGGAACACAACTAGCTAATCAAATGGGAATAAAAATAAACTCACCTAAGTTTGGATATTCATTAGGAACATATTACCCAAACTTAGAAACAAATTCTATTTATAAAGGAATAGGTTCTATTAAATTCTGTAATGAAAATATAGGACAAGAATTATATGAATTAAGAAATAATAAATATAGTACCTTCTTAGACTTATTAATAGACATAACTAATAAAACAAGTACAAATTCAAGACAATTAGAAATACTTATAAAGCTTAATTTCTTTTCTGAATTTGGTAAAACTCAAAAGTTATTAGCAATAGTAAATTTATATAATAAAATATATAGCAAAAAACAATTTAAGAAAGATAGTTTAAGCGATGAAAATATAGAAATAATAAGAGGGTTTGCTATTAAGGAAACTGAGAAAGTATTTAAAGAAGTTGATACTCAAGGATTAATAAACACTCTTATAGAAAAATTACCCAATAAAGATATATCATTCAAAGAGTCATTACTAACAGAATTAGACTATTTAGGATATATAGATTATAAGAATGATAAAATTGAAAAAAGATATGCTTTAATTACAGATGTAAATACTAAATATACTCCTATAGTAAATACATATTGTTTGAATAATGGTTCAACTTGTAAGTGTAAAATTAATAAAAAACTATGGAACAATGATGGGGAATTAAATAAAAATGATGTAATTTATATTCATTCTATGGAAAAGAAATTTGGGTGGAAAAAGGTTGGAGAAAAAATAGATAAAAAGGGTAATGTCAAGCCAGTATTTGAGGTTGATGCGAATAAAATTGAATGGCATATTACTAATTATTCAGTAATCCCAAATATGGAGGAGGTATTAGATGAACTTTAATAGAGAATATAAAGATAAAGAAATTAAACAAATTATATCATCAATGGTTGTATTGATTGATTCCAGAGAGAAAATAAATAGCCATATTAAGATGTGGTTAAAATCAAATAAAATAGGCTATATGGAATATAAATTGGATTATGGGGATTATTCATTTATGATACTTAAAAATGAATCCTTAGATATTTTAGAGAACACATACTTTACCGATGAAATAGTAGTTGAAAGAAAAGCTAATGCCGAAGAAATAAGTGGTAATTTTTCACAGAATAGAGAAAGGTTTAAAAGAGAGTTTGAACGTAGTAATGGAGTTTTAAGGTTGTTAATAGAAGATGCTAATTATGCTGATATATGTGAAGGAAAATATAAAACTAAATTTCCTAAAGAATCATTTATTGGCTCATTACATTCATTTCAAGAACAATATAATTGCCCGTTTTTCTTTACTGATAAAGAACATAGTGGAAAATATATTTATAACACGTTTTATTATTATCTTAGAAATAAGTTAAAAACAAATTAATAGAAATAGATTGACTTTAAAACTGAATAAGAGTATATTATAGATATGAGGTAAATAATTCCTTATATCTATTTTTTATTTAAGGAGGTGTAATTAATGGAAGATTGTATAGATGTATATTATAAGTTTTATCAAGATAAACATAAGGATATCTTTATGTATTTAGATACACTTATAATTAGTGGTATATCTAATAGGTATAAAGGCTTAGGGACTAAAACATTAAATTAATTGAATTATCAAAAGAAAAGAATTATAAATACATATATCTTCATGCAGATACAAAACAACCACAAAGAGATGGATTTGTTTTAGTAGAATGGTATAATAAATTTGGGTTCTATTCAATTGGTAAAAAAGGTTGGATGGAAATTATGATTAAAGATTTAACCTTATAAAACAGCATGATTGCTAGGGTTAACTCCAAGTAAAAACATGAATTTACCAAGAGTTAATAAATTAATAGAATATAATTAAATTTAAAGGAGATGTAAAAATGGATGATAAAGAAAAATATAAAAGTATATTTGATAATTTAACTGATAATGAGTTTGAAGATATTTTAAAAGAATGTAATTTCAAATATGAAAAAGTAGAAAAAGGAAAAGGTGGATTATTCGTAGATGGTAAAAGAATAGAATCTGATGAAATATTTAAAGAATATAGTTACTTTAAAGGAGTTGATAGATAATGTGTGAATTTTGTGAAACAATGGGAACAGAAAAGAAATTACAATTTAGAACTACATATGCAGAGGATAACTTATGTGACACGATAAGAAGTAAAGATTATAATCGTAATTGCGAAGGTTGTTGTGGTTGTGCTGATGAGAATAATGAATTCTCTATTAGTATGAAATGGAATAATTATTTAGATGTGACTTATTTTAGAAAAATGAATACATTGAATAACAATGAATTGGTAATAGCACCAATAAGTGAAGGTATAAAAATTGAATACTGTCCATTATGTGGAAATAAATTGGAGGATAAATGATATGAGTAATAAAATAAAATTTGAAAATGGTTCAATTATAGAGTCTATAGACAATATCGGACAAACTATAAGAGGTAAAATTAGAGGTACATATATTGATACTGAAGAAAAGAAACCTTTCTTTGAAGGTTATAGACCACCTTACTATTTTAAAAGTAATAAAGAAAATTTTGATTTAAATGTTTTATCACAAATTACACAAGTCGCAATGGACGATTATGCAAAACATACATCAAAATTAGAAGATATGCAAATTAATATTGGATCTATATTATTAGTAAATAAAGATGGAATCAATAAAGAATATCAAGTGTTAGATAATTCAGAGATGAATCCAGAATATCCTTTTGCATTATTAGATATGAAAAAACATAGAATAGTACAAACCTCAGTTAGTCTTGATTATATGAATTTTGGACATTATATCTATATTGATAAAGAATATGAGATAATAAATATTAGATAGTTCTTTTAAAATCGATATTATATTGTAAATTAATTAAAGAAAGGTGAGAGTAATTAAATGAATCAAAAAGAGAAAATTCTTATTCATTATCAAGAGAATCATAAAGAAATAGATGGGAAATTATATAAACGTTGTTCTATACATGAAGAATATTCCCCTAACGAGGAAGAATGGCTACTATGTACTGATGAATTCTTCTACAAAAACAAAGGAAGTAATGATGGCTTAAGTCCTTATTGTAAAACTTGTGAAAAGAAGAAAAATTCCCAATGGGGCAAGAATCATAGAGATAAAAGAGCAAATTATTGTAAAAAACATGACCAAAATCCAAAAAGAAAAGAAAACCTAAAAAGAATGAATAAGGAAGGACGAGATAAGGGAGTTCAAAGAGATTGGCAAAGAAACAATCCTAATAAGATGAAAGAATATAGGGAAAATAGAGAAATGCATGGAAATCATAAAATTAGTAAAAAGGAGTGGATTAATTGCAAAGAATACTTTAATAATGAGTGTGCTTATTGTGGACTATCTATCGAGCAACACTATAATAAATTTAAAGGTGAAATTAGATTAACAGACTTTCATAAAGAGCATGTAGATCATGAGGGAAACAATGATTTAAGCAATTGCATTCCCTCTTGTAAGATATGTAACAGTAGTAAACATACTTCATTATTTGATGAATGGTATAATAAGGATAATCCTAATTTTAGTTCTAATAGATTAAATAAAATACATAAATGGTTACACGAAGACTATAAATTATACATAAAAGCAACAAATTAATAGAAACATATTGAACCAATTAGAAATCTATGGTAAGATAGGTTTATGAAAGGAAGTGAAATAACTATGTATATATTAAAAGATTTAACAACAGAACAAAAGGTTTTAGCATATGATAAAATAGTAGATGTTATAATAGAAAATGATTATACTAGTATAATTAAAATGGGAACTGTTCTTCAATGTATATTTAAAAACATTATTGAGGAGAAAAAGAAAGAATATATATGAGAAGGCATAGATTTTTAAGTTCCAATCAAACTTGGATTTTAAAACCTTATAATAAATTAACATAAATAGAGAGGATGATTAAAATGGAATTTAATAAAAGACAAAGAATGAAAATATGTGAAGTATTAAACAAAGAAACTAACCAAAGAGATGAAAAATATGCTTATAGAATAGGTAGAAAGTGTTATTTACCTGAATACATAAAAGAAGGAGAACCTATTCAATGGTTGTATGAAACTGGTTCAATTTGCACAAGTTCATCGGTAGAATCATTTGATGAAGATGATGGAGGAGTATGGATTTATACAAAAAATAGAATTTATGATTTTCAATATGATTATGAAGAATCTAAAGAGGTGATTGATTATGGTATTGACATTAGATAATGGACAGACAGTTACAATTTATGAAGATGGTAATGTATTAAAACAAATTAAAGAATATATAGATAGTGGATTATATGATTTATTAGAAAATACATTTGGTAGTGTAGAAGCTGATTTAGACAGACTAGATATTTTAGAAGATGAAATGGCTGATAAAGATGAAGCTTATGATACTTTGGACACTGAAAATAGTGATTTAAAAGATAAGTATGATGATTTATATGAAGAAAATAAGGAACTAGAATCTACAAAAGATAAAATATTAGATGAGATTAAAGATATAGTAGATAAATCAAGAAGTAACAAATTAGCTTTTGATGAAGTAGAAAATATGTTAGAAAAAATATGGGAGGAGAATTAAAAATGATTAAATTTAAATATGCAATTCATAAATCAACTCAAACATTATTTACATATGAGGATTGGCTAAATTATAAGGATGATGATAGATATTATAGCTTTGTAGTGGATGAAAATATAAGAGTTAAATTTAAACCTATGGATATGATATTGTCTGATGATTTTGAAATTATATATAATGAATTTACACTTGATGAGTTAGAAATAATTAGGAGTTTTATACATTATACTGAACATGAAGACTTAAAAGATAAATTAACTAAAAAAATTAGGAAAATACAAAATATAATCAATAGATTTGATATTAACACTTTTTAAAAAGCTTGTTTTAATAGGTTATAAATAAATTAATATAGATAAGGTGATTTAATTGTTTGATAAAATTATAGATAAGTCAATAAAACTAGGAGATAAATATACAAATAAAATTGTAGGATTATGTTTTACTTTTGCAATGATAGGATGTGTATTTTGGAAGTTTCAGTTTTATAAAACAGGAAGTATCTTAACTTTTGTTCCATTGATAATATTGTTTGTTTTAGGGTTATGGTATTTTATATTATTAATTCTAATGGGAATTAGTGAATTATTTAAGTATATTAAAATAAAATTGAGGTGAAACTTGTGATAAATAAAATGAATATAATTTTCTTAGATATTGATGGAGTTCTTAACACTTGGAGATTTCAAGATTATCAAGTTAAACATCATGAATGTGATAGTTGGAATGCTCAATTTAATTTTGATCCAATCTGCATGAAGAATTTAAAAGAATTAATAGACAAGACTAATGCATACATAGTTATAAGTTCTAGTTGGAGAGATACTGACAATGGTATAAAAGATATTTGTAATAATTTGAAATTATATGAAATAATAAATGACAGATATTTTTCATCAACACCATTGTTAAAGGATAAAACTAGAGGTGAAGAAATTAAAGAATGGTTATATATGTTTTCTGATATGGATATTAATTATGTAATTTTAGATGATGAAAATGATATAGGCGACTTAGAAGATAGATTAGTTCAATGTAATGATTATTATGGATTTACTAAGAATGAATTGAAAAAGGCTTTAGAATTATTAGGAGGGTGTAAATAAATGAGAGATATAAATAGAATAGAACCATTTATGAAAATATTAACTGAAATATGGTTAGAGAGTCCTGATTTAAGATTTGGACAACTTATAAACAATATGTTTAGTTATATAGCTTCAGATGATATGTTCTTTCCAGAAGACTATAAATGGTTAGAAGCTTTTAAAAAATGGGAGAATAGAAAGAATGATGCATTTCATAAACCAAAAGAAGAAATGTTAAAATCTATTGATATTGAATTTTTAAAAAATTCAGAAGATATTATTAAAGCTTACAACAAATCTCATAAACACGAATAATACAAATTGCAATCTTGCAAAAATGATAAAAACAACGGGATAATAGATTAAATTATGCAAGAAATGTGAATGATAATTGCATAATTAGACTTTAAAATTCGCATTTTAAGGTAATTTAATAAATTAATAGAACAATAAAAAGTAATATGAAAGAGAGTGATATAAAAATGACATGTATTATAGGAGTAATTGACAAAAAGAATAAGAAAACATATATGGGGTGCGACAGCTTAGGTTCAAATGGGAATACAAAAACATATAGAAAAGACAAGAAGATATTTAAGCCAGAAAAGAATAAGAATTTCTTACTAGGATTTACGAGTTCTTATAGAATGGGACAATTGCTAATGTATTCAGATATATTTCCGACAGAAGAAGAAATAACTTTTAAAAAATGGACTATAGATCATAAATTCATGGTTACTGAATTAATACCTAAAATTAAAAAGTTATTTGAAGATGGGAACTATGGTAAGAAAGATGAAGGTGGTTTTTTCTTAATATCATACAAAGATAAATTATTTGAAGTTGAATGTGATTTTCAAGTTAGTGAAAGTTTTGAAGATTATGGATCATGTGGCTGTGGAGAATATCACGCCAATGGTAGTTTATTTGCATTAGAAGATAGTAATAAGGATATTGTTGATAAAATACATATAGGATTACAAAGTGCTTCTCATTTTAGTTGTGGAGTAGATAAACCATTTTATATCATGAATACTGAAAATGATGAAATATTAGAATTTAAAGAATAAGGAGGATAAATAAAATGGTATTAGAAAAGAATGTTAAATTTAATAATAAAGATTGGTTAGTTAGAATTGACGATTATTTAGTTCAAGTTTATTTTGCAGATGAACTAAATAAAGTTTCAGGAAATCAAATATATGGTAGTTCTTGTTATGGAGATACATTAATTGATGTATGTAAAAATGCAGTATTAAGAGCTAATGATATTTATGCAAAAAGTTTTGATTATGAGAACTTTCAAAAGTGGGATGGAAATATGGACGAGGAGTTAAATATAAGATGAAAAATATTAAATGTTTATTAGGTCATAACCTACATATTATGAAAATACATGATGTCACAAGACATAAATTTGATAATAATGAAGAGAATATAACAGTTTATAAATGTAAACATTGTGGACAAATTATAACTGGGAAAACTAACTTTGTAAAAGCTGAATTTAAAAATCCCAAAGAAAAAGAAGAAAAGCCAAAAGAATTGATTCGAGTTAGAGAATATCAAGGATGGAGTTTAAATAATACTAATAATATGATTAATTTTTATGGTGACGAAGAATTTGGTTATATACATCTAGTGTCTAAAAATGAAATTAATGCAATTGAAAAATTAGGACTATTACAAGTTATCAAAAATAATTTAGATTATTATAAAGGACTAGATATTTATATTGATGTTTATGAATCTGAATATGATAAAGAGAATGATAGTATTGGAGGTAGTTATAGACATTATGGAACATCTGTAGAGAAAGCTTCAAGTTGTTTTAGTACCTATTGTGATTTTAAATTAGAAAACGCAGAAACCATAATAACTCTTAAATATCAACTTGTTAGAAGATATAATAATTCTTCATGGTGGAGATTTAAAAATAGAAGAAAATGTATTATTAAAAATGAATTAATTATTGAATAGGAGGAATTACAATGAATAAATGGCATGTATTAGAGAATATAGTAACTATGATTTGTACAATTATTGTATGTAAATATGTTAGTATGTGGGGATTATTATTTTTAATGAATTTAAACTACCCAAAATCTAAGTAAAAGAGAATAAAGATAAGGAGGATGAGTAAAATAAATATAAATGATTCATTTTCAATAGAATTAAAAACTAAATTAACATCAGAAGAATTATTTGTAATATCAGTAGCTTTGCAAAAACTAAAGAAAATGACAATTGAAGAAATAGATAAAGAACTAGAATATTATTCAAAATTTATAGATGAAGAAAAAATTAAAAATGTTGCAAGAAGACTACACGATGAAACGTATTGTACTTTAAGAGGCTTAGAAATAATGTAGGAGTGTGAAATAAATGAAACCAGTATTTGTAAAGAAATATAGTTGGTATAATTTAGTCTATTGGATTAAACATAAATTAAACAAACAGATAGATATTAAGGAAATAGCAAAAATATATTCAAGAGAAGGATTTTTAAAAATCACAATGAAAGAAAAAGCTTATATGTTTTATGGGAGAAATTGTCCAAGTTGTCATGGGTTAAAACCATTAAAATGTACAGATAAAAGAATAGGTAGTGATGTTTGTGAAAAATGTTGGAGAGAAGCAGTAAAAGATATTAAATTTAAAGGCGATGACAAGGAGGGAAATTAATATGCATGAATATAACAAAAATATTAAGAAAATAGAATTTCATAAAACTAATTTTTATAAAGAAAATAACCAATGCATAATAGGAATTACAATTAACAAAGAGATTGAAACTTATAATTGTGATGTTGATGATTATGGTAATATCACAGGTGGAGAAAATTATAATAAATATGAGTTTAATTTATGGTTAGGAATAGTAGGTTTACATATGACAATTAGAAATAAATTGGGATTAACTTCCAAATAAAAGAGAAATTTTAATGGAATATTGACAAATTAATATAATTAAGGAGAGAATGAAATGGAATATATAAGTGCAGAAGAATTTTTAAAACAACCCAAAGAGGCTCAAAAAGTATTTGAAAAATGGTGGCAACCAAGTGTAGGAGATTTATTTTTCTTTAATAATATAGTAAGAGAAAATGATTTATATCAAGTATTTGATATAAATACTAATGTTGAGTTTACATATGTTATATATGATTGTGGAACAATAAGAGAAGTTTTTGTAAAAGATAAGGTTGGTGTAATGCCATTATTAAATGAAGGACAATTAAGGCAGTTTATTGAGGATAATGGGTTTAAAATTCTAGATATATCTAGAGGTAAATATACTGATAAATGGTACATTAAAATTTCTAAAAATGATGAGTTTGATATTAAAAATTTTGAAGGATTTGAAGATTTACTTCAAGCATACTGGCACGTTGCTTGTGAAATTACAAAGGAGGAAGTATAAATGAATGATTATAAATGTTTAATAGAAATTTATAGAGATGGTCATGAAATACACACAGATACAATTATAACTATTGAGGAAGATATTGATATAGTTGATGATTTTGAAAGAGATGAAACAATTAGAGAGATATTGATGGAAAAATTAAAAGAGGAATACGATGAAGATGTTAAGTTAATTGATTTTGAAGAGTTAACAGATAGAGATTATCACATATACAAACTTACATATTAAAAACAAATTATAGGAGGTTATTATATAATGGCAGAAAGAAAATTAACTTTATGTAATGGAAGTAGTAAGATAAGAGAATTACCTAGTGTAATTTTAGGTTCTGATGGGATTAGAGGAGTTCAACAAACTTTATTTGAAATAATAACTAATGCAATAGATAGATATAAGGCAGGTCATGGCGATAAAATTATTATAACTAGACATAAAGATGATTCATATACCATACAAGACTTTGCAGATGGATTACCTTGTCTATGGATGAAGGAAGATAATTTATATAATTGGGATATAGCTTTGTACAAACTATATGGTGGAGATAATTACGCTACTACACAAGAAGATTTAGATAATAAAGAACTTGATGGAAAACTAGGTAATTACGGCTTAGGACTCGCAAGTAGCCAAATGAGTAGTGAGTATATGACAGTGATTGTTAGAAAAGAACATGAAAAATATACTTTAAATTTTAAAGAAGGTAGACCAGTTGACAAAGACACTCTAGATTTTATAAAAGAAGATAATGATGAACCTTTTAATTTTGAAGATGGACAACGAGTTTTAAAAATAGAAGATAATACTGACGGATATACTGGAACTACAATTACATATAAACCTGACAAAAGAGTTTTCACAGATATTAATATAGATTCTCAATGGATTAAAAATAAAATGAACACACAAGCAACAGTATGTACAGGAATTTATTTAAGATTTAAGGATGAAAAAAATGAAGAATTTATAGAATATAAATATGATAATATAAAAGACTATATAGATAAAAACATAGGTGAAAAAGATGATGTAAGTGAGACTATAAACTTTTATAATAAGTGTGATAATTGTCAAGATAAAGAAGGTAAATTAGTTTATAAAATGGACTATAGCTTAACATTTAAATTTAACAGAAGTATTAAGAAACAAGAATACTATCACAATAGTAGTGAATTAACTGAATTAACATACAATGTAACAACAAAGGCTCTAGAGAAAGGTTTAACTACTGCAATACATAATTATTTAGCAAAAAATAGTTTATATAAAAATAAAGAAAAAATTAAATTTGATGATATATCTGATAGTTTAATAACTGTCCTTATTACTAAATCAACAAAAACAAGTTATGCGAATCAAACTAAACTAAGCATTGACAATGCTTTTATAAGAAAATATGTTTCTGATGATATTTATGAAAAATTTTCAATTTACTTAGAAGAGAATAGAATAGATGCTGAGAATATTATAAATCAAGTATTAATTAATATGAGAGCTAATAATAAAGCAGAAAATTCAAGACAAAATGTAAAAAAGGAATTAGAAAAAGGAGCAAACTCAGCTATAACTAGACCTGATAAATATACTCCTTGTGTAAGTAAAAAACGAGAAGAAATTTGTTTAATATTAACAGAAGGGGATTCAGCAAAAGAACCAATGCGTAAATCGAGAGACAAAAGAACTATGGCTCTATATGCATTAAGGGGGAAAGTTATCAATGCTTTTAAAAACCCATTAAATGATTTGTTAAATAACAATGAAGTCAAAGACATATTTAAGATACTTCAATGTGGTATGGAATATAAAGGTAAGGCTATAAAAGGTATTTCAAAATATAATGAAGATAATTTGCTATTTGATAAGGTCGCAATTAGTGTGGATGGTGATGAAGATGGGAAGCACATAAGAAGTTTAATAATATGTTTATTTTCTGTATTAGCACCAGAATTTATTAAAAATGGTCATTTGTATATTCTTTACACCCCATTATATTTAATAGAAACAAAAAAAGAAAAATACTATGCTTATACTGAAACAGAAAAAGACAACATATTAAGAGACATAAAAGAAACATATAAATCTAAAAGATTCAAAGGATTAGGAGGTCTAACCACTGAAATATTATCAGATACAGCTATGAATGAAGAAAAGAGAATCATAAAACAAATTACATGGGATGATGTAATTAAATGTGAATATGTTTTAAAATTATGTATGTCAGATGAAAAAGCAAAAGAAAGAAAAGAATTTATTGAAGCTAGAGGGAATGAGTTCTTTGATATTAGAACGTTGGAGGTATAAATATGTCAGAAATAGAAAAAGTAAAATTAAGTGAACAAGTTTTAGAAGATTATATGAGTTATGGAATGTCAACTATTGTTGATAGAGCTTTGCCAAAAGTAGAAGATGGATTTTTGCCTGTACAAAGAAAAATCCTTTATAGTATGATGGCAAATAAAATGATTAGCGAAAAAGACTTTTTTAAGTGTTTAGATATTATAGGTAATGCAACCAAATATTATGTTCATGGTGACTCTTCACTAATGGGATCATTATCTTTACTTGTAGACACAAACCAAACGCAATCTACTCCTTTCATACTTGGTCATGGTAATTTTGGTAATACATTAACTCAAGGAGGATATTCTGCACCCAGATATACTTTTGCTAAATTAAGTGGATTTTCTGAAAAAACATTATTTGATGGAATCTATGATGGAGTAGTTGATATGATAGGTGATACTGAACATAAAGAACCTGTCTGCTTACCTACTATGTATCCTAATATTTTAACTATGTTTACAAGTGCTATTGCTGTAGGAGAAGCATGTTCTTTTAATGGATTTAATTTAAAAGACATATGTGATTATACTTCAAAATATATAAAAGACAAAACACTAATAGCTTCAGATTATATAATTCCAGATTTTCCTACAGATTGTAAAGTAATATATAATAAAGAAAATATTAAAAATATATGTGACACAGGAAAAGGGAGTATAAAATTAAGAGCAATACCTAGATTTGATGAAGAAAATAATATCCTTTCCATGTTTATACCATACTCAACAACGGTAGAAAGAGTATTAAAAGAAATAACAAACAAGCTAAACATATTTAAAGAAATAACTGATGTTAAAGATGGTAGTGGATATAATAAAAAAGATCAAAAAGAAGAATATACTGTAGATTTATATTTAAGAAAAAATATAAATATTGATTTATTGGTTAATAAACTATACAAATATACCTCATTAGAATCAAATATTTCATATAATATGAACAGTTTAATAAATTTTGTTCCAAAAGTAAGAGGAATAAATGAAGTCCTTGATTTTTGGATAAAATTTAGAGAAAATTGTATAATAAAATTAACTAATAAAGAAATTGAAACAAAATCAGCAAAATTACATATCATGCTAGGATTACAGAAAGTTTTAATAGATATAGACGAAGCAATTAAACTAATAAGGCACACGGAAGAAGATAAGATATTAAAAAGTTTATGTGATGGGTTTAACATAGATGAAAAACAAGCACAATTTATAGCTGATATGAAGCTTAGAAATATAAATAAATCTTATATAGAAAAGCAAATTAAACAAATACAAGAGTTACAAAAAGAGGTAGAATATTTACAATATATTGTTTCTAATATAGATGAAATAGACAAAATAATAATAGAACAATTGCAAACTATTTCTGATAAATATGGAAGACCTAGATTGGCAGAAGTTATAGATGTAAGTGAAATAATTCAAATACCACAAGAAGAATTTATAGAAGAGTATAACTATAACTGTCGTATTTTCTACACTAATAAGTACATAAAGAAGCACCTTAAGCAATCAGATAATCATAAAATTGTCGAGGGAAACACTATACTTGGTGACTTCATAACTACAAATAAGTCCACTTTATTAATATTTACTAGTAAAGAAAGAAGATATAAATTACAATGTTCTGATTTAGAACAATATCAACCTTCAACACATGGTACTTTTGTGCCTAAATTATTAGGATTTGATGAAGATGAGGAAATAATTAAAATAGTATCTATAGATAAACCAACTGGATTTATTCTAGTAGTTTATGAAGATGGAAATCTTGCTAAGATAAAGATAGACAAGTATTTATCATCGTATAAAAAACTAGAGAAATGTTATTCAAACAAGAGTAAAATATTAGATATATACTACGCCGAAAAAGATATGGATGTATTAATGGTATCAGATGAAGGAAAGGGATTAATATTTAATAGTAGTAATTTTAATGCAGTAGGTAGTACAAATTCACAAGGTAATGTTGGAATGAAACTAAATGAAGGCAATAGAGTTATTAGTGCTATAATTGATGTAGCTAAAGAATTCAACTTTGAACTAGAAACTTTAAAGGGAAAGTCTAAGACTTTTATGCTTTCTGATATAGTTCCAACAAATAAAACGAATGAAGAAAGAGATTTATATACTTACCTATATTCTAAACGTGGAAATCAAGGTAATTTCTTAATAAATACTAGAACAAATCAAGATGAAGTCATTAAATTGGTTATTAAATAAATAAATTAACATAAAGGAAAATAAACCATTGACTTTAAAATCCAATAATGCTAAGATAATACCAACAGGAGAAATTCTTGTTGGTATTTTTAATATAAATAAATTAATATAATTAAGTTGACAGGTGTTATCCTTATATGGTAATATTAAGTCAAGGAAAGAGGTGATGTAGATTGATTGAAGCCGATGAAATATTTCAACAAGTAAAAGAAGATAGTCAAACACAAGGACAAGTTATAACAGAAACAAATTACATAATAGACGAATTAAAAGAATACAGAAACCAGTATGCCGAAGCAATTGATAAATGCAGATATTGTAGTGGTAATTTAAAATTTATCAATGATAAAGCTAAAGAAAGACAATATTTAGAATGTGAAGATTGCCATAGAGTAAATAAAACAAATTAATAGAAAGTAAAGGGGAAATGTAAAAATGAAAGCAATAATTAAAAATAATGAAGGTCAGGAAATAGAGTGTAAAATTACTAGAGATAAGAATAAATTATTATTAGAGTTCGAAAATGAACAAAACATAGTGCCTTGGACAGTTATAAAGAATGGTGAATTCAAAGTAAGTTTAGAACCAACAGAAGACGAAATCACTTGTGGTAATTGTAACCATTGTTTAACGCCAATATGTTAAAAGTCGAATTTTTCATGGAGTTAATAAATTAATTAAACGTAAAAGGTGGTGATATTATGGCAGTAAAATATTTTTGCGATTGTTGTGGTAAAGAAACAGAAATTTCAGAAGAATATATGGAAACAAAAGTAAAAATATCAGTTTATACACAAAGAAAATTTGGAATATTCAACACTAGATTGTCAGGGGAAGAAGTTCAGAATTTTAAACAATGTTTATGTGATGAGTGTAAGAAAGAATCCATTATTGAAATAGACAATTTCATGAAACAGTTAAGGGAAAAATATTCAAAATCAATAGATAAACCTACTTATGATTGGGGATTTAATTTAATAAATAAAGAAGGGAAAATATAATAATGAACCAAAAATTTAATTTTGTATTTTGCAAACATCACAATGATGAAGATTTTGAATATTGTTCCAAATGTAATAAAGAATGCCCCTCGGTTAGTAACTTATGGTATACATATATAAGAAATCCTATAGTTAATTTCTTTATTGCATTAAGATATAGATTTGTAAAATGCAATCAAACGCCAACAAATTGTAGTTATTTATATAAAAACAAATACTGTTTATTAAAAGACAGAAACTGTTATTCTAATAGAAAGGAGACTTAAGAAATGTTTAAATCAATTCTTAAAGATAATATACCCTATTGTCCTAAATGTGAACAATCTGATTATCAGTTAACAAGTGATTACAAGCTAGTAGAAATAGAAGGTAATAAATATGTTGAATTTGTAGCAAGATGTTTAACAGATAATTGTAATGAAAAATTCTATTTCCAAAGTGATATTGGGATAAACAATCATTTTAATTTTGACAGAAGTAAGGAAATAGAAATTAAAGATGAAGTAACAGAAATTAAAATATAAAAGGAGACAATCAATAATGAGAGATGACACAATATATAAGCTATTAAAAACAAAAAGAATAAAAATTGAATTAAAGGAGAGTGTATCAACATGAAAATATTTAAAAATACAAAAGGACTACAAGAACTAAGAGAATCTTTAGAAAAGGAAATGGACAACAAGTTAAAAACACTTAAACTAGAAAGTGATAATAAAATCAAAGAACTAGAATTAAAAAATAAAGAACTACATACAACTTTAATTAGTAAAGATAAAGAATTCGAAGAATATAAAAAATCAACAAATAAAGTAGGTAAAAATATACTTACAGAAATAGAAACTATCAACAATACTATTACCGGTCAAGCAGGTTCAGTTGAAGAAATAAGTGCTACTATACAAGAAGTAACATCAAATATAGTTCATATTACTTCAGAAGTTAATCTTGCATATGAGAGTGCAAAAAATAATAGTGGAATTATGGAAGTATTCCATAATGATAATGTTGACAACTATAATAATGCAAATGAATTATATGTAAAAATGAAAGATATTTCTAAAATAACAAATGTAATCAAAGAAATAGCTAATCAAACTAATCTTTTATCGCTAAATGCAAGTATAGAGTCTGCAAGAGCAGGAGATGCTGGCAAAGGGTTTGCAGTTGTAGCTAATGAAGTTAAAAAACTTGCAGAAGAAACTAAAAACTCAAGTACAATGATTAGTAAAATTGTAGAAGACTTACAAGTTACAGCTAATATTATTCTTAAAAAAACTGAAACAGGTAAAGAAAATAGTAAGAAACTCAAAGAAAGTAATGTACTTAGAATATCACGTATAGAAGGAATAAATGATGGAATGATTTCAGTAAGTGCATGTATGGAACAAACTAGTTCAGCGGTTCAAGAACTTGCTAATAACACAGTAGAGATTGCAAATGAAACAGAAAAAGCTATAACTATGATTAAAAAATAACATAAGATTGGAGCTGATTAAATGCTAAAAGGAAAGAGGATTGTCTGTGTACTTAGTACAACATTGTTATTATCTACATATAGTACACACCAAACACCATTTCACAATAATGCAATGCAGATAGCTGAAAAACAAGTTAATGCAAAAGAAATGGTACTAAAAACTGATAAATTTGGATTATTAATTAATCCAATGCAAGAACAATATGAAAGAGATAAAATAGAACTAGAGAAAAAGAAAGGTGAAGAATTAAAATTACAAAAAGAAAAAGAGTTGGAAAAACAAAAGAAGATTGAACCACAATGGCAAGAATTTGTATTAACATTTTATAGTTCTATGAATTCAGAAAATGGTTATGGATCAATAACAAGTCAAGGTAAAAAACTTAGTCGAGGTGGAGTTGCAAATAATGTAATACCACAAAATACTCAAATATACCTAGAAAGATATGGACAGGTTATTGTAAATGATAAAGGAAGTAATAAACATTTTGCAATAGATACAAGACTAGATGTATTTATAGAAAGAGAATATGGTGAAAGCGATAGAGAATACTCTAAACGTATTTCTAAATTAGGAGTTCAGAAAGTAAAAGGATATATAGTTAAATAAATTAATAAAAGTACATTGACTTTAAAACTTAGTTGGTATATTATAGTAAATGAAAGGAAGTGAATTAAATGAATATAACTAAATTAGAAGCATTACAATTATTATCTAATTCTACATATAAGAATAGTTTAAAAATAGCAAATTCATTGAAAAGTATATATGCTAGAGTTATGAATAAATAAAAGAATAGTTTTAACTGAAATTTAACAAATTAATATAACTAAATATAAAGGAGAAAATGAAAAATGATAATAACAGATAAAATAAGAAAAGAATTAGTAGGTAAAAATTTAATATATCAAGGAACACCACTTACTGGAAAGAAGTCACATACGATTATTAAAGCAGAATTTTATAAATATAATAGATTCAACACTTTAGTTACAATTTTAGATGATATTGGAGAAGAACATACTTATGATTTAGGATGGTTTGTTGATGACGATAATGATGAAATTGCATATGACAATACAAACGATATATACAAATTATCAGAAATATTAAATTTTAAGGAAGGAACAAAATTTAAAGATACAAAATCAGAAAACATATTACAAATAAGTGGAGGTGAGAATAAACATATCTCTGTTGTAAAAGAAAATAAATTAGCACCAATCATTTTTTGTGAAAGATGGCTAAATACTACATATATAAAATTAGATGAAGAATCTATATCTTTTGCTAAAGTATGTGATATAGTAAATGAAAATCAATTTGCAGAATTTATGTTAAAGTTTAGAGATAATAATTTCAATGGCACATTTAATAAAATCTTAGAAGTATTATCAAAGTATAGTAATTCTCATAAGGCTTTGCAAGAAGGTAAATGGTATCTAAAAGAAAATAAAGTTAAACTTACTCTAAAAATGTTTGAAGAAAGTATTGTGGGAGAAGATGCTGGAATAGTAGATATTGATTTAATACCATTACATATTGGCGATACCGTAAAAACATATATAAATAATGTATATACTGGAGAAAATGTAATTGCAAGAAATTCGTATAATAAAGCTTTTGTAATGGGATGTGGTGGTGTAAAAATAATAGGAGGCGTAGGGGAACTTTCACATGATAGAATAATGAAGGTTAAATTATTCAAATCATATAAAGAATTTAAAGCTGGAAATATAGTTGGTAGTATAGAATTTATTGAAGCGAAATAACCAATTTTCATAAAAGATAAAAAATAACAATGGGTCTATCACTAGCATACAGAGGTTGAATAATACAATGAAATGCTGATTTTATCAAGAGTTAATAAATTAATATAAGAAAGAATGTGTGATAATAAAATGAAAAAATATTATAAGTTAGAAACTGGATACATTAATTTAAAAGATTTGCTATCATCAAGAACATATAAAAATCCTGATGGCTATGATATATGTATATACTGTGATAATGAAGTGGAATCTGATGAATGGAGAATCTTTAAAATAAACAATCAAACTCAATGGGTATCACCTACTAGATGTGATTGTGAACATGCCAAGAAAGAACTTGAATATAAAATGGAATTGATAAAAGGATTGTCTAAATTAGATGAGACTATTGATGAGAAAATTTTAAATAAGAAGATATTCAGGAATATTATTAAGGAACAACAAGAGGATTTTGAAGAATTTGAAGATGAAGAATAAATAAAAAGGAGAATTTTCAATGGATAAATGTAAAGAACAAGAATTAAGAGACATGGTTACTATTAAAGATAAATGGTATCATAAGATTCCATACTTAGGAAAGAAAATACATACTAAGCAAGTATATAAACAATTTGTGAGTAATAAATCTAAAATATATAAAACAATAACAGAAGAAGTAAATAAGGAACTAGAAAAGAATGATTTCTTTAGTCAATTTGCTGATGCACGTAATGTAATGCTTGATAATGTAAAACAAATGACTGTTAGAAACAACAATATAGATAAATATAAAAATATATGTAAAGGAGTTGAATTATAATTATGGATGATAAAATGGTTAGAGGTCTAAGAGCTAAGTCTCAACAAGGAATTATTGACGAAGCTAGTGGAATGGAACAAGAACAAACTGATAAAGTTTTAGATGAGTTTTCAAATAAAAATGTTAACACACATATGCTAAGATTTGAAGCAAATGGAATAACATATGAAATGCCTACTATTATATCAAATGACAATAAATATACATTAGGCGATAATAATATAATGAATATATATTATGCAGGAATAGGTTCAAGAGAAACACCACAAGAAATATTAGAACTATTTGAAAGTCTAGGTACATATTTTGCTAACAAAGGATTCAAATTACGTTCTGGTGGTGCTGACGGTTCAGATAAAGCATTTGAAAATGGATGTGATAAAGTTAATGGTGATAAAGAAATATATTTACCTTGGAGTGGATTTCAAAATTCTGATTCAAAGTTAATAGTATCTAATCCTAAAGCTTTTGAAATAGCACAAAAATATCATCCTTATTGGTTTAATTTAAAACAAGGTGCTCAAAAATTACAAGCTAGAAACAGTCATCAAGTATTAGGGCAAGATTTAGAAACACCTTCAGCATTTGTTATATGTTGGACTAAGAAAGGTAAAGGTAGTGGAGGTACAGGACAAGCAATTAGAATAGCTAAAGCATATGATATTCCTGTATTTGATATGGGTAAATATAATGATATCCAAGAAATTAAAGTAGAGCTTAAAGCATTTTTACTAAGTAATAATCTACTTACTGAAAGTCATTTTAAATAAATTAATATAACAAAATAGAAAGAGAGTGATTTGAAAGATGTCAATGATATTAAATCCAGACATTAAAAAAAGAAAAGAAGTAGCAATGAAAGTATTAGCAAATAACAAATATTGTCCATGTATGATTATTGAAAATGAGGATACTAAATGTCCTTGCAAAGACAAAAGAGAGAAAGATATTTGCATATGTGGACTTTATATTAAGGAGGAAATTTAAATGATTTTATTAATAGGAAAACAAAATTGTTCAGCTTGTAACATGACTAAAACAGTTCTAACAAATAAAGGTATGGAGTTTGAATATAAATTATTAAATGAATTACCACAAGAAGAACAAGATAAATATATAAAATTAGCACAAGAAAACGACATGCTATCATTACCATTAATAGTGGTTGATAATAAATTAAAAACTTTACAAGAAGTAATAAACAACTAGAAGGAGAGATGTATAAATGTATATTAACACAAGCTATGAAAGAGAATTCGATGATTTAATGATGTATCTAAGAGGTAAATATCCAAGTGAGTTATTTGATATGGATGGAATAGGGGCACAGTTAGACTTAGCTAAATTTTCAAAAGGATTCTTTAGTAAAAAAGTAAAAACTACTACAGATATATCTGTAGATCAAAATAGTAATGTAGATGATGTTTCAGTAATTAGTTATTCAACTGAATTGAAAAAACCTTTTGAAAAGATAAACAGTTACTATATGATGTGGAAAGAATCTAAAGCTTTATATGGACTAGGATTTGCAAATGAAGTTGTAGAAAAGAATTTAGTTGGTGATATTTACATAAATGATTTTATAGGCGTAGGAGGTGGATTACCATATTGTTATAATTATTCTACATATGACATTATGATGAATGGACTTAGTATGGTTAAAAAAATACATAGTGTACCACCTAAATATCTAACTGCATTCAAATCTCAATTAGAACAATTCGTAGTAGTTGCAAGTAATTCAACATTAGGAGCTTGTGGACTAGCAGATTTATTAGTTGTAATGAGTTACTATGTTAAAAATATAATAGAAAATAAAAGAGATGAACATTTTTCTTTTATGACAGAAGAAGATTGTTGGAACTATGTTGACTCACAATTAACATCATTTATATATACAATAAACCAACCAATGAGAGGGAATCAATCCCCATTTACTAATGTATCAATTTATGATGGTAGATTCTTAGATAAGATGATTAATGATTACATATTTCCAGATGGTAGTCATCCTGATAGAGAAATAGTTAAAAAGATGCAAAATTTATATTTAGATATTATGAATAGAGAACAAGAAAGAACCCCAATAACTTTTCCTGTTACAACAGCTTGTTTTAGTATAAATGATAATCAAGAATTACAAGATATAGGTTTTGTTAATTATATAGCAGAAAAGAATATGAAATTTGCTTTTATAAACATGTATATGGGTAAGACTAGCACATTATCTTCTTGTTGTAGACTTCGTAGTGAAACTACTAATGAATATTTTAATAGTTTTGGAAGTGGTTCAAGTAAAATTGGTAGTTTAGGAGTTTGTACAATTAATTTACCTAGATTATCAATAAAATATCAAAATGATAAAGAAGAATTTAAAAAAGAATTAGCTTTATTAGTTGAGATGTGTGCAAAAATTAATCATACAAAAAGAAAAATAGTTCAAAAAAGAATAGATAATGGAAATCACCCATTATATGACTTAGGATTTGTAGATATTAATACTCAATACTCAACTTGTGGAATTAATGGATTTAATGAAGCAATATCATATTTAGGAGAAGATATTAAAACAGAGAATGGAATGCAATTAGGGTTAGAAATCATTAATATAATAAATACAGTTAATGACAAAATGCAAAAGAGATTTAAAACTCCTCATAATTGTGAGCAAATTCCAGCAGAAAATGTATCAATTAAATTAGCATCAAAAGACCAACTATTAAAGTACCAAACAGAATATAACTTGTATTCTAATCAATTTATACCATTAATAGTAAATGCAGATTTACTAGATAGAATAAGACTTCAAGGAACATTTGATAAATATTTTTCTGGTGGTTCAATAATGCATATATCTTGTGATGAAAGACTAGACAATGTAGAAGATATGAAGTTATTAATTGAAACATGTGCAAAGCAAGGAGTAATATATTTTGCAATTAATTATATGTTAAGAAAATGTGCTAATGGTCATATGACAGTAGGTTCAGACCATATTTGTCCTATATGTGGTGCTGAAATTGAAGATTTTTATACAAGAGTAGTTGGCTTCTTAACTAATATTAAGAACTGGCACAAAGTTAGAAGAGAAGAAGATGCTCCAAATAGACAAATGTACAATTCAGATTCTATAGGTAAGGCTAGTAAATAATTGAATGTATTAGCCACTCAATATACTTTAAGTAGACGAGCCTTAGAAATATATGTAGCAGGTTGCAAGGGTGATGGCAAATTAGGTCATTGCCCCAACTGCCATAATCCTGAGTCTTGGAACTTTAACGAGGGAGATTTATATAATAAGGTGTATTTTGAGAATATAAAAACTAAAGTTCAAGATTTTAATAATATGATAACTTCAATACAGATATTTGGAGGAGAAGTTAATGACCAAAATCATATCGAATTAGAACAAATGTTAAGAGATTTAAAAACATTAAATAAACCAATATGGTTATTTACTAGATATGATTTAAAAGACTGTCCTAAATTTGAATTAGAATTATGTGATTATATAAAAACAGGAAGGTATATAGAAGAATTAAGATGTGACAATAATTTACAATATAACGTGAAACTTGCAACTTCAAATCAACATATTTATAAAAAGGGATTAGATTATTAAAAAACGCTCTAGGATTGATTTTAAAAGTAAATATCGAAAATTCCAAGAAAAATTAAATCTAAAGCAACTATAGTGAAATTCGTCAAAATTACTAAAAATACAAAAAATCAATTTTAAGAATGGGGCTATAGGCTAGGTTAAAAACTAAATATTCTATTAAAACAGATATTTTATTGTCAGTTAATAAAATAATAGAATGGTGAAAAAGGAGAGATTGTAATGAATATAAAACCACAAACAAATATTAAAAAGGAAGAAATATTATTATCTAAATACATATTTATAGGAAACATAAATATTTTCTTTGAATTAGTAAAGCAAACAGGATATCCATATTTTGAATGGAACGATATGATTTATGAAGTTGATGAAAATGATTATAACCCTACACATATAGCAATATATGAAGCAAAATAAACCTGCTAAATTGCTACATTTTACCATGTATTACCAATTATCAATTTAACCAATACACTTATTCACAAGTGCAGTCGCCAAAACGAAATAAATCAAAGGAGAGATTAAAAATGAATGACAATATAAACAAACTTAAAGAATATTATCATGAAAAATCAATAACAGAATTATTAACTATCTGCAAAGCTGAAATAATATATAGACAAGCTAATGAAAACTCTCAATACTCATGGTTTTTTAACGGTCTATATCAAGAAGAAATTAGAAAAATTATAGATGAATTAGAAGGAGAGTTTAGAATGAATAATAAAATTAAATCAACAATTGATATAGAAGAAGGATATACAATGGATTTTAATAATAAGGAAACACTAGAACATATGAAGGCAGAAATCATAGATAAAGTTCAAACAAAATATATAACACCAAGTGTTCCAAATATAACTGTTAAAATTAATAATAAGGAATTTTTAATTGATTACATATACGAGACAAATATAATAAGTTTAGGTAATGATAAATTAATATTAATTGAAGTTCCGTTATCAGATACTAATATGGATAATTTAGAAGTGGGTGATAACTATAAGCTAGATTTAGAATTTAATACTATGGACTTATTATGCAATGACTTAGGAACAAAAAATAGTAGTTTATCAAATATGAAAATGATTCAAAAAATAGAAACTTATACTACTGGTTGTGCAGAGAAAATTATTTATATTTTCTATAATGGCAATAGTGATATTGTAAATGATGTTATAAGACTTATTCTTAATAATAAAAATGAAGAACAATTAGAGCCAATGAAATTACAAGTAAGATACATAGATAAAAATATTACACCTATGGAAAAGATTGATGGTGGAGACTTAGTGGATCTTAGAGTAAGTAGAGTGTTCAAGAATGGAGTAGAAACAACTTTCCCTTGTAAATATAGCTTTGGAGATACTTTATTCTTTAAATTGGGATTTGCAATGAAGATGCCACCTAATAAGAAATCTAATGTTTATCCACGTTCAGGAATGTTTAAAAATTATGGATTTATTTTAACTAATTCAGTGGGTCAAATAGATAATAAATTCCAAGGAAATGATGATGAATGGGGAGCAATGGTTTGGTGTACTAAAAATGGAGAAATAAACTACGATGATAGAATCTTACAATTTGAAGTAGTTGATAGAGTTATGGAAAATGTTGAATTTGAAATAGTAGAACAACTTGGAGATGTAAATAGGGGTGGATATTCAAGTACGGGGGTGAAATAATGTTAGCATTAGTTTTAAAATAAATACATGTACAAGATGTTCTAGCTAAAATTAATATTGTAACTCATCTACCAAATGGAGATATAAGAAATATTGATGAAGTTCTTATTGATATTTCAAATACTTTTAAAAAATTTAACTCTGAAATTAAGAAAGATAAAAAGGAAATTGTTGATAAATATTACTATTTCAATGAAGATGGAGTTCAATGTCAAATATATTGTCATGAAAGAGACATTCTTGAAAACTCAATTGGTATAAAACAAATAATAATGACTGATATATGTCAAAAGATTGCTGGTATTAGAAAATCAAGTGAATTATATCTTATTTTAACTAGTATGCGTTCTAAGAATAAGGCTATCACTAGGCTCGATTTCTAAATAACCACTTAAAATCATACTTTTAAGTTAATTCAATAAATTAATACATAATAGGAAGGTAGTGTAATTATGGAAGATTTATCATTTTATATGTTAATAATATTAATGACAGGAATGTGTATAGTAGAACCTATATGCAAAGCAATTATTGCAAGTTCAAAAAGTAAAAAAGAAGATAAAGAATAATAATCAACAAATTTAATCCAAGCATAATAGTATTAATTAAATACTACTGAGAAAGAAGATGTAATTATGAAAGTATTAAAACGCATTTTAAAAATACTAGGTTGCATGATAAGTGCTTTTATTAATATTGTTGGTTCAGTATTAACAGTTGCAACAATATTTAAACTATTTATTGGATGTGATACCATTTCAATATCATTCATTATAATTATATTAGGGACTATTTTAGCATTGTTAAATAACTACTTTATGACTGAGATATATAAACAAGAAAATAAAGAGATAAAATAAATTGAGTTAGGCAGAATGTAAAAGTTCTGTCCTTTCTTTTATAATAAATTAATAGAAATATATATATTGCATTATTATTCCAAAGATGTTATTATAAATAAGAGGTTAACAAATTAATAGAAAGAAGGAATTATTATGGTAAATTTAAAAATGTTAGAACACTTACAAGATTTAAAAGGTAAGAATATTAAATACATATGTTGGAGTTTTGGATATAATGGGAGTCTTATGATAACACATGAAAATGAGTTCCTATATTGGGAGTTAGAAATAGATACCCATTGGAATAAGCCAGTATTCAGCTATAAAGATTCATACGATTTATATCAAATGCTTATGGCTTATTGTGATGGAGGAGAATATGGAAATAGTGATTTTGCAGACGACTTAGTGGAATGCAAAGTTTTTACACAAGAAGAAATAAACGAAATATTAAAAGACTTGAAAGAGAAAGAAAAACTAGAAGAAGAACAGAAAGAACAAAATTATCAGGAGAAACTAAGCTTATATTATAAATTAAAGTCAGAATTAGGTTTATAAAACCATATAAAGAAAATAAGGCAGATTGAAAATGTTTGTCTTATTTAAATAAATTAATAGAAATAAAATATAATAAAAAGGAGATTTTATAAGAAATGAATTCAGATGAAAGAAAAAGAGTAATGAAAAACAAAGAATGTATATCAATAATACATAAGCCACTAGAACAGATTACAGAAGAAGAGAAACAATTATTAAAAGAAAACTATAGTGGATATGGTTCAGTATTAGGTGTTGACGGTTTAGCACAATTTTTTACTCCATCATGTGTGTCAAAATTTATAGCTGATTATATTAATCCTAAATTATCTGTTGGAGCAAAAATTTTAGAACCATCTGCTGGTAGTGGAAGTTTAATTAAATACATAAAAGAAGATAGTAAAATAACTTGTGTTGAAATTGATGAGGTATCAGCTAAAATATTAAATATTTGTACAAACCATGAAGTAATAAATGATAGTGCCATTAATCATTACAGAGAAAATTACTACGATGCTATTATAAGTAATCCTCCTTTTAATATACCAGTAGAAGGAGATTTACAATGGGATTGTACCAAATTAGATAAAAAGAGTGGTAAATACAAAGCTAATAGTGATGTTTTCTTTTTAGAAATGGCAGTTAAATCATTAAAAGTAGGTGGTTATGGAATATTTATTTTACCTAGTGGAATTGGTTATAAATCAGCCTTAAAAAAAGTTAGAGAATTCATATTGGATAATTGTTGGTTTATTGCTAATATAGAATTACCACCAGAAACATTTTCAGCAAGTGGAACAACTATAAAAACACATATATTAATATTTAGAAAAGCACCTAAACTACCCAAATTTGAATGTACAAGCTATGACAAAATAGAAGATATTAAATTTTTACTAGGTCAACCTCCAATATGTTGTGTTCAGATTAATGATATAGGTTATGATGCTAAAGGGAAATTAACCCATAGATACGATGATGACTATGATTACAATAGCCAATTAGATGAAGCATTAGATATGTTAAACGATACTTTATACTTACATAATACTTGTCCTGAAAATCCAACTCATACAGATAATGATAGATATTTATATTGGCATGAAGCTGACTTAGGATATGAAATAAATAGAAATAAAAAAGACACAAAAGGATTAGTATTCTTTGAAACACAAACATTAGGACGAGGTAATGAGATAGAATATGAAGAAGAATTATATTGCACATTAGATTGGGATGTTATGGATAGATTAGTTGAAAAATATAAATAACTAAAACAAATTAATATAAATACATTGACAAAACAAACCATAAGTAGTAATATAGTCTTGTAAGGGAAATTAAATTCTAAATAGTACAAGCCCTTACAACTTATATTACATAATATGTAAATAAATTAATAGAATAAAGGAGATAGAGAAATGGAAGAAGTAATAAAAATAATTAACCAATTAGAAAGCACAAGTGGTACAAATGACAAGGTATCAATAATACAAAATAATAAAGATAATGAAGATTTTACTAAAATACTATATTATACATACAATGATAGTATTCAATTTGGATTCAGCGAAAAGAAACTTAGATGTCTACTACATGAATTTGTGGCAAATAATGATAAAACTTGGAGCAATGGATTCGATATGTTGAATAAACTGTCAAAAAGTAATATAAATGATATTCTTAGAAATAGAGTATTAATATTTTTAAGTATCAAATCTACTGAAGAACAAGAATTATGGATTAAGGTACTTACTAAAGACCTTAGATGTAATATATCAGGTAAAACAATTAACAAAGCTATCAAAGGATTAATTCCAGAATTTAATATCCAACAGGCATATCCAATACACAAATATCCATTAAAGAAAGGTACATGGTTTATTTTAGAAGAAAAACTTAATGGTATTAATTGCTCAGATGTTAATGGAATAATGCTCAGTAGACAAGGAAAAGAAATATCAAATTTATCTCATATACTTGAACAATTAAATCAAACAAGTTTCAAAGGATATTATTTCAATGGTGAATTAGTTAAAAAGAATACAGATAATATATCAAATGGAGAAAACTTTAGATTAACTACATCAATAGTTAATTCAGATACAGAATATAAAACTATGATAGATTTTATAGTATTTGATTTACTACCTATAGATGAATTCTTTGCGGGAAAGAGCAAGTTAAAATACAAAGAAAGATTAAAACAATTAAGACAATTAAAAGCTGAAGCATTAGAAAAAGGATTAATAAATTTAGATATTCCAAAAGTTTATTATGAAGGATCAGATATTGAAGTAGTAGATGAATATTTAGATGTTGCTACATCAGAAGATAAAGAAGGATTAATGGCTATTAAAGATTGTGAATGGAGAAACAAACGACACAATGGAATATTAAAAGTGAAAAAATTCTTAACTGCGGACTGTAAAATCATTGGATATGAAGAAGGGGATGGAAAATATAAAGGAGTATTAGGTTCATTTATAATAGACTACAAAGGAAATAAGGTTAATGTAGGAAGTGGCTACTCAGATGAACAACGTCAAGAATATTGGATAAATCGTGACAAATACATAGGTAGAATTTTAGAAGTAAAATATAAAGAAGAAACTATGGATAAGAAAACTAAATTAATCAGTTTACAATTTCCAACATTTGTATGTATTAGAGAAGAAGGAAAGGAAGTGTCTTATAATTAATGGAAAAGGGAAAAATATATAAAGGTGGATATCAAACAGTATACAAACAACATAATGATGATTGTAACTCTTTAGAATATAGTATGGATGATGGAGTTATATGGAATGATGTTCCAGTAGATATAGGCAAGATTAATTATTATAAAGCATGGTTTAGACTAAAATAAATTAAGATAACCAAGTAAATATTAAAATTTAACGTAAAATTGGAGGGAATATGATATGTCAAAAAGAAATGATTATCTTAATATTGCTACAATAATAAACAAAGCAATTAATGAAACTGAAAACTTACAATGTACTTGCAATAAGTATTTAGAAAGTAAATGTGATAGATGTTATTTAATAGAGTCTTTGACCAAACAAATGAATGATATAGTTTGTTTGGCTACAAAACCAACAGATGAATATTAAAAAGCAATTTAACAAATTAATATAACAATAAAAATATGAATTAAAAGGGAGATAATAAAAATGAGTAATGTATGTGAATGTAAAGAAGAAATGGAATCAAGAGATGGACAATTAACATTAATGGATTTATATACAAGATTAAACAAGCTTGAATTAGAAAATGACTTGTTGAAAATAAATAACTATGAATTACAAAAAGATAATGGACAGTTAAGAAGTGACAATCAGGAATTACATAATAGATTAAATAAAAATAATGAATATTCGACTGTAGTTGATGGAAATGATGATTTAAGTTATATAGATGAGTATGCTAAAGGATTAGATTTATTTAAAGATGATTATAAAATTGGTGGAAATGATATAAAAAACCAATAAATAAATTAATATAAGAATGGAGGGTTAAAAATATGAAAATTGAAAAGACAGAAGTTTATGGATTTAAAGCAAGTTTTAGAGGTATGAGAAATGCAAAAAATTCATGGGATTTAAGTGATAGCTATGATTATCGTTACTATCTAAAAAAAGGTAACAGTGTAATTAATACCAATATAGAAAGTTTTGCCATAGGTGAAAAAGATTTAAAACTAGCACAAACATTAATTAAGGCTGGTACTGAACATTGTAAATTCATGAGGCAAATACAAGTATGGTGCGATATTACCGCTCCTAGATATTGGTGGTCAGAATTTGATACTTATAAAATAGGAACGTCTGCAAACTCAACAAGTACAATGCATAAACTATTTGATAAAAATACTGAAATTTCATTAGATATGTTTGAATATCATGTTGAGGCAGAAAAACAATCTATATCATATGCTATAAAGGGGTTGAATTATTTGAGAGATGTTTATTTTGAAGTTCAAGATCAAAAAAGTAAAGATAGTGTTTTAGCTTCAGCAAAAAGGATACTTCCAGAAAGCTATATTAACACAAGAACAGTAAATATGAATTATTCAACTATTAGAAATATCTTGTTACAACGTAGACACCATAGGCTTAAATTAGAGTGGCAAGAAATATTTTGTAAATGGATTACTACACTTCCTTATGCATTAGAATTAATATTCTGTGGATTAGAGGATGAATATGAAAGATTAAAGTCTTTGTAAAAGGATAAGTTTAATGACTTATTAATATAAATATAAAAGGAAGTGATAATATGAATAAAACAAATACACTAAAATGTTCAAATAAAGATTGTCCTCACAGTTTTAATAACAAGTGTGATCATAAAACTGTTATTAGTAAAGAAATGATTTGCTTAAGTATTAAAAATTCAGCAATTAAATAGAATGTATAGAATTCAAATAATATACATATGATAGTAATGCCAAAAGTTTTCAAATATTGATAAACCATTCGTTCTTCAATAAAAAAAGCGAAAAAATAAGGTACTATTAATATAAATAAAACACATTATAGTGTAATAAATATATTAACAGTACCTTATTTATATATTGACATTATTGTTAAAAGTAGTATAATTTAGTTAAGAGAGATAAACAGTATTCTTTTACCATATGTAACTATTTATTTCTTGATAGTACTAGAGTAGCTAGAAATGGCTACTTTTTTATTTTAATATAACATCAATTTTTGTATTAATCTTTTCAACTGTTTTTCCTATCTCGTCAGTAGTAGTTTCTAGTGTAGTTATTCTACCACATAATGATTCCGATAATGTACTATTGTTTTTTGCTAATAATTCATTAGTTGCAGAAATTTGTTGATTGGTTATATTTACTATTTGTAATTCTCCCAATATTCTATTATTTATATCTCTAGTTTCTTTAGTCATTTTAAAATATTCCTTATGAACATTATCTTCTAACTTATCATCATTTTCTACTCTTTTATTTAGTTTATTTTTTATATATGGAGAAATTGTTGTAAAACACCCCCAACAAAATAATAATAGTAATACAACTGCTAGTCCATGTTCGTTTATTAAAGTACTTAGTCCTGCAAAATCCATAATAATTAACTCCTTTCGCTTGTTTAATTTTTGATAATCATCTCCTTATTTAAATTGTTTTCTTTAGTATTTAATTGTACAAATTAATGTGTTAATAAAAATATCATAAATACATTTCCTATGGCAGATAATATCAATAGAAGTGTTAATATTTCAATCATATTTCTATAACTTATGTTTTCTAAATTTAAATTTGTTATATCTTTATTTTGTTCAATAATTGTTTTATTTCTTTCTTTTAAAACTGATTGCAGATATTGTAATAATTTACTTTCATTCATATCGGACACCATCCTTTCAATTTATGGAAATGTATATATATATATTATTTTTTTATATGTATAATTATTATTAATATTGGTTATATTAATTATTGTAAAGCTATCTATGGTGGAAAGCTTACAAAATAATTACTATTATATTTAATTAGTAAGATTGATTTCATAGTTTATTTAATTTTGATTAGTCTGACAACTCCATGTAACCTAATTCGAATTATTTTTAACTATGAAATCAATCTTATTTTATGTATTGCATACTATATATAGTGGTTATGTGTTGATAAAGCTCGTATTTTAATAACTTATTTATTTTGTTAATTTATTTATAAATCAGACAATTTTTTATCTTCAATTTTATTTATTCCATCTTCTGAAAAATATTTTAAGAACCCATCTTCTTTAGGATTATCGTCATATTTTTGACTCATAGATACATCTTCATGACCTACAATATCCTTAATTATTTCGATAGGAACTGACTCTCTTCGAAGATAAGAAATGAAAAAGTGACGATACATATGAGCATAACTTGTAACTCCTAATATTTCACTACATTTTCCCATCCAACTATCTACTGTACTTATTGAAGCAGGTATCCATTCTCCTTTTCTCTTTGTTACAAATAAATCATCTAATTCGATATTTTGTTTTTGTCTTTCTATGTCCCACAAATCTAAATATTTATCAACTTTAGATTTAAGACAATATTTTACAAGTGGCTTTCCCTTAGAACCATGCCCTTTCGTCCTGATCTCAGGAGTTACATATAATCCATTTTTACAATTATCCTCAGTAAAGAAACTTCTTTTATATTGAATCGTCTCAGCTTTACGAGTCCCACTAAATGCTGACATTGCCACAAATAAAGCAATTTGTATTTTATTTAATTCAACCAATTTATCTAGTAGTTTTTCTAAATCATCATCTGACAATATTGTTTTTTCTCTAGTTGAAGACAAACTAGGACTTGGAATTTTGTTAATTATATTTCTAAAGTTTTCCCATTTTTTTTCTTCATCTAAAATTGCTTCTATAAATAAGCCTAATGAGGAGAGCGTACTTTTGATATTACGAATTCTAGCTGGACTTAATCCTCCTTTAATCATAAAATTTTGAAAGTTCATTATATGTCTTTTTTTAATATCTACAAAGTCAATATTCTTTTCTTTTTGCATTAAATACACGAAAAAGATGTTCAAATTATTTTTATAGACTACAATACTCTTAGGCGAATGATCTGTCGTTTCTAAATAATTTATAAAATCTTGTGTTAACTCCTTGTTATTAATTAATATTTTATTGATTTCTTCTGGTGTAGTTAATAATACTTTATTAGTTTGTCTTCCCATATTAAATCGCATCCTTTCTAAGTTTTTTTAATTTATTTAACCTTTTTAGTTTTATCTATAGCAATCATCCTACAATAACCATTACCTAAATCTTGAACAAAGCAATTATCAGTCAAATCAATTGCTCCAGCCATAACTAATCTTTCATGGTAAGACATATCACTAAATGGATTAGCTAAATCTTCTCTAATAATTCTTTTATTTGATGTACAAATTTTCATAATTTATTTTATCTTCTTTTTCTTAGTTTTCTTCTTCTCAGACATTGTTTTTTCTCTTTTATCTCGTTTAATTTGTTCTTTTTCTAGTGCAATTTTCAACTCTTCTAAGTTAAATTCACAATCTTTAAAAATAATCTCCATCTTGTTTACACCTTTATTATATATAATTCGTGTAGTTGTTTCTGTTATGACTTTATAACTATCGTCTACTAACAAGCCAGAATCCACAAATTGATCGTTGCAGAATTTTAGGCAATAATTATCGGCATCGCATCTTATTTGAGTTGCCTTATGAATAATTACTTCCACCTTACACTTATTTATACCTAACATTTCTTTATTCTGTTTATCTAAAACATATTGAGTAAAACTAGCCCATCTATGTTTTAATGAATTTTGTGATAGCCTTGGCATTATTGTCCAAGTGTTAATACTTGGATGAACGCAATTGGTTATAGGAATCTTTCTTGCTCTAGGATGCTTCTTAAAATAATTTTTTGTCCATTCTTCAAGTAATTCTTCATTGAACTCAACAACTACTGTATTTTTTTCTTCCATAATATTTATCAATTCCTTTCTTATTTTAATTTTGTATATTATTCATTAAAAATGTATAATTATTCTTATATAATCCACTACTTTATGCACCTAAATCACCTTATCCTTACAAACCTTCTAAATAAGCCAAACCATTTATAAAAAATGCTCAAACAATTGTTCGAGAAATAAAGATTATGCGAAAAATGTTATAAAACTTATTAAACCATGCTTGACCAATGTTTCATTATGTAATATAATTTACCTATAGAGAACTAATGGAGGTAAATTTATGTCTGAAGAATACATATTCAATGGATTTAAAATAGATCATAAAAGTTGGTTGGACAAACCACGTAGTCAACTCACTGTTAAAATAGATAAAGAGTCTTTAGATGAGTTTAAAAAACTTATGAAATGCTTGAATCGTCCATGTACACTAGGTTTTGACTGTTTAATATCATTATTAGATAATGAAGAAAATATGAAAACCTTTATTAGTAAGGTTAGAAACTCATAAGTAGGAGAGTATATCTTTTCTACTTTTTCTATCGTCCTTGTTCGTTCCATATCGTTCGCATTGCCCGTTTTTAATCCGAAGAACTGCAATGAAAACGGTCGATTAAAAAACATCAAATCTAAGCAATTTTAAAATTCAAACTCAATTAAATCCTTACAAGTTATCATTTAAACAATTCTATATGCCTATTAAAATTTTCTGATGTATGGTATTTTAATTTTCAATATGATATAATAAAATTTAATGTACTAAATTGCACAAGTGTACATTTTAATTTAACTGATAGTAGGAGAGTTAACCCACGATGACTTTTCTACTATTTTACTATTAAACGGTATTTATCAATTGATGTAGTTTAATAGTAAAAATAAATTAAAGATATTTTGCAAAATCTATTTACAACCATATTAATTTGTGCTATATTTATATTGTAATAAAAATTGATTTTTCATTTAATCAACTTCTTTTATTATATTAATTTGTTTAAACTTGTAGAAAACAGAGTAGTTAATAATATCTACTCTGTTTTTGTTTGTTAGAATTAATTTAAAATGTTAGATTTAACAGAATTTGACCTATTAAGCTTGTGTTCCTGTTGTAGTCTTTCCATAGACTTCATCTAAAATACCTAGTAAATAAGCTACTTCTGTGTCTTCTAGCCAACCATTAAGTGACCATGTAGCAATTTTCTCCTCGAAATATTTTCTTTCTTTGGTTGTGTATGAACTCCTTATTGCTCTTTCCATTACGTTTTTAAAACTTGTCATATTAATCATACTCCTTTGCTCCTTTTATTTTTATATTTATTTAAGCCAAAGTAACGGTAGACATTTCTACCATCATTTGAGATAAATCATCGATTAATGCATTTGCACTAGATATTTGATTGGCAAGTGGTGGTTCTGTTTCTAAATTACCAACTCTAGTATTAGCTTTATTAATTTGTTCTAAATACCAAAAATCCTTGCCTTTTAAGAAAAAATCTCTACAATCTGTTAAATTTGAAATATCAATTACATCTCCTATATTTTTATCTATTGAATTTTGTAATATAACATAATTAGAACCTCCTCCAAAATTTATTGTTGTGTCACCGATTATTTGATTTCCTGAAATTGAAGTCACATTATTTATTATACAATTTATTCCTAAACTTCCTTTCCAATATACATACGCTATCATGATTTTAATTCCTCCTTTGTTTCTCTATTAACTTGTTGTTACAATCACATTTGGATTCGCTGTTCGATTCCGATTACTTAGGTTTTTAATTGCCATCTGATTTGTTTTCGTATTGTCTAATGGATCTCTAATTATTTTTACACCAAATGTTACATAAGCATCATCGAAACGTCCAAAACTTGAAGATTCTAAATGTGGTAATGTTGTATATATTAATGTAACTGGTGATATAGTTGGTGTAACCATTAAATCAGATGTCGACATATCCCAAGCAAAATCTAACGAAATAGGTATTATGCTTAAACTATTTAAATCTGATTTTAATTGCGTTACTGGTAAATTAGTAAAATAAGTTTGTAATTCTGTATTCACATTTGAACTTGTCCATGTTACTGTTAAATCACCAGTATATTTATGAAACCCCGTTCCGTCTTTATATAACCAATTAACTCCATTATCCACGCTAAATAAACATTTAACATTAGTGTTGGTAGGAATTACTACTGGCATACTTAAAGATGTAATTGTATCAGTTGTTGTTAAACTAAAGTTGCTACTACCTGTTGTTTTCAAATATTGTGGAATTATTGGATAATTATTCGTAAAAAGTTGAACTCCCATTATTCTAAAATTTGCATCTAAAGCATATTTATCAGTAACAACTAATCTTATACCGCGTAATTTATCCACATACGAAAAATAAAAAGTTTGATAACTACTTGTATTTGTTAAATTACAAGTAGTTAATGTACCTGTCAAAGTTCCATCTGTTTTTAAACCATATATTATAACAGTTTTAGCATTTCCAGAATTTGCATATATACCAATATCTATTCTATTAAAATATCTTTCATTTCCAACTCCATAATCTATTTGTGAGTAATTTGAACCTGTAAATGATGATGCCCATTGATAACTTCCAATTAAACCAGTATTAATGTATGTTTTCCAAGATTCATATCCAGTTATACTTCCATTATCCGTAACAATATAAGTTTTACCACTTACAGAGGTATTATATCCAGTTAAAGTAGGTGTTACATTATTGTCAGATTGTGATTTTAATTGTGCTTTATTACTACTTATTAATATTTTACTTACATCTTGTGAAGTATATTTGCTACTATCACTAAAATCCAAATGATTATCTGTAACAGAACTCCCACTTATAACTTCTTGTATATTCATTAACATTTTATCAGCAGAACAACTAGGATAACTAAAAGTTTTTTCTTCCCCACTAAGAATAGTTGTTGGACTTCCACTTGGTTGTAATATTGTTCCATTAGTAGCAACTATTCCAGCAACATTAACATTTGCATGAGTGTAATTACCACTATTATCAACTATTAAAACTCTATTAGGTGAATATGTAGAGTTATCTACTGCATGAGAATTTATACTTGTAGCATTAGAACCAGATACACTAATCGTTACATCATTTCCACTAGTACTTAAATTTATATTTGTTCCAGCTTTTATATTAGTCGCTTCTAATTTATTACTTACATTAGGTATATCTGTAGTTTTAGCTAAAGTAGTTGTATTTACATTAACAATAGGTAAAATACCTGTAACTTCACTTGTTAAATCTATTTTATTTGTAGTAAAATTCCTTTGATTATTTACATTAATCCATGCAGTTCCACTATACCATTTAAGTATCGGATTAGTTGGTGTTGAAATATCTAACCATAACTTCGTAGTATCTGCATTAGTAGTTCCGATGATAATTTGATTACTTCCTAATACATGCCATGCACTTCCATCATAGTAGTTAATACTATAATTTTGTGTACTTAAAATGTATATTTTATCTGAACTGATTCCACTACTAGGAAGTGACGGAACGACTTCTATTGAACTATATTTTATTTTACTTCCATCATTTTTAACTAAATAGATGTTGTCTTCTGTAAAAACTACTTCTCCAGCAGTTGTATATGAAGCTAAATTGCTTTTGCTGTCTGCATTAAAATTTAAATTTGTTGCCATTTAATTTATCACTCCTTTCTATAGATTGAATGTATTCCATGTTGATATGCCTGTACCAGTACTATTAATAGTAATATCAGAACCACTAGTTGTAATTGTAATATTACTTCCTTGCTTAATGTTACTTGTATTTAATTTATTATTAAAAGTATTCCAATCTGTACTAGATACATAACCATCAGTAGTTGAATTAGCTTGTCCAAGTTTTGTTTTGATAGTTGCAATTGTTTCATCCCCAGTATTTATTCCACTTGTATTAGACAATATTGTTTTTTCAGCAGGACTAATATATTTTTTAGTTGTACTTTCTACTAAATCATTTGTAGTAAATGAAGTTAAGTCTGATATTCCACCACCCATGGCACTTCCATTATAATATGGTTGTCCACTAACTTCCGTAAATTTATCAATAACTGTTTTATTAGTATGTGTATGAGAGTTAGCAACTACATTAGCTAAATTAGTTTTATCCGTAGATGTTACATGAATACCATTATTAGCCATATGTGTGTCAACGTTTGTATGATCATAATTTGTGATACTTGATAAACGAGTTATTTCTGAATCTGCTATAAGTGATTTATTAGCTACTTGTTTTATATAAGTGGAATTTAATTTATCAATAGAATAAGTATTTATTACAGACGTACTCAAACTATCATTTATATTATTACTTCCTCCACTCGCATTAATAGTTACATCATTACCGCTAGATGTAATAGTAATATTAGAACCAGCTTTAATATTACTAGAAACTAATTTATTATCTAAAGTTGATTGTAAATTTGTAATATCACCAATTACATGATTATGTATTGTATTAGCTTTTGCATCCCAACTAGCTATTTTAGCATCACTAACAAATCTATTATTAGAATCTTGTGCTATAATATTTGGGCTATGTGATAATGGATGTGTATAAACACTTGTTTCTGCTCCATCTATTTTAATATTCCCATTAGTTAAAGAAGATTCAACTTTTTTAGCATTATCACTAATATTATTTAATTTATTTACTTGTATAGGAGTGATATATTTTTTAGTTAAACTTTCTGTTAAATCATCTGTTGTAAATCCACTTAAATCTCCTACTGAACCACCTCCATTACTAGATGTAGAACTATAATTTATCATCAATGTACCATTTATAGGCATGGAATTTTTTAATTCTAAAGTATTATTATCAACTATTCTTACAGATATTGTTTCTTCTTCATTTTTATCATTATACATTTCTGTTAATATTTTATCTGTTTGCAAACCATGTGTAACAGTCAGTTTGTATAAATTAGATGCAATATCTAGTATCCAATCTGTGCTATTTATAATTATTGGTTCATTGGGATTACTAATATTAGTTTGCATTTGTTTAATTAATTGAAAATTTTCCAATCATATCACTCCTTTCTTTATATTGAAAAGTCATAAGTACTTTTATATTCTATTTAATAGATTATTCTCATGAAATCTATTATCAGACCCATGAGAATAATCTTAATACCATGAAGCTATTATTAATGTTTGTGGTATTTCTATCATAGATTGATACAATACTACTGCTTCATGTGAGGCTTTTAATTTATCACTTATTACTATTGAATCTATACTTACTCCAATTCTCATACAATCTAAAATATAATTATTTATTGTGCCATTATAATTAGAATCTCTTGATGTAGTAAAAAATCCATCCATTATATAAGTTGGTGTAACTGTATCAAGAATAGAAATAGTTTGTGAATTAAGGGTTGTAAATGATTTATTAGGATTATTTCTATAGGATACGTTTAATCCTGATATATAAGAATTATTTAACATGTAATTATCATAAACACTAATATTATCAAGAACTGCATCTTCTCTAGAAGTAATAAATCCATTTAAACATATACTATTTTCGTTTATATCTCTATTTGATGTTTTAAATGTATTCATCACAACACTATTAGATTTTACATCGTCTCTAAGTGAAACAATTAAGTTATTTACAGTACTAAAAGGGATATTCGGTATATCCCTAAAACTTGAGTTTATTCCATCCATTATTTTATAATTTCTTGAATAAGTATCTATTGTGTCAATTAAAACAGAGTTGTAAATTTTATCTCTTGATGAAAATACAAAATTATTTAATGATATTGTAGGCTTATCGGTTGAACTCCTAATTGAAGTTGATAAGTTGTCCAATATCTGCCTTTCTCTTGTTGTAGAAAAGGCATTAAGTATAATACTATCGTAGTTCATTAGGCTCACACCGCCTTTTTATAATTTATTATACAGTTCTATTGAATACTGCAATTACTTTTGTTCCAGCAAATGTAGTAGACCCAGTAGTTCCAGAAATCCAAATATCATGTACGATTCCACCTTTTGTAAGAGTATCTAAGTGTTGAACCCCTGATGCAGGTAGTCCATATATGTCTTGAAAATCACCCCTAATACCATCTGTAGCATTTGCAACTGACATTGGAGATATGTACATTAGTCCATCTTCCCCTGGATTTATTGGAGCTATAGAACCTTGTGTTTGATAAGTTGGTCTATTAGTAGCACCTGTTCTATTTCTTACTGGGTATACCGATACGGCTTCTAAACAAGTTCCACCTATCATATCTCCCCAGTTATTAAGTTTTACTCCACCATAGGATTTAGGAGAACCAGAATATAATAAGAATGGTTGTGAATTTGCCACACCAGTATCTGGATTAACACCAATTACAAAATGGTCATCCCATAAATATATTCTTACACTTACATAAGAAGCCGAAGCAACTGTTGTACTTCCCCAACTTAATGTTCTAGCATTTTTATTTACAAATACGCCAGCTACTCCAGTTATTCCAATATCAAATAAAATAACTACCGGCGTTATTCCATTTGCTTTCTTAGTAAAAGTAATAATATTATTTGAAATACTTGTTGTATAACTAGCCATAAAAGTTGTATTTGCATCAATTGCAGTTTTTAATTTTGTTGCTACTAAATTTGTAGTATTATCTGTTACTAAAACTGGAACTGGAATTGTTACATCAATTGTTCCATCTTTAAATCTGAAATTATAATTACCCGCAGTAGTACAGAAATTTTGAACCGTTATAGTTCCGACTTCCGCTACTGTTGGACTTCCAGTAGTAGTTTCTGTATAGGCACAAGTTACTCCAGTTTTTCCTCTTGTATATCCTTCTGCATTTCCAACTGTTGTTTGATATCCATCTGCTGTTATTGGTGTAAAAAATACAAAGTGATCTGAACCATTATAATTTTTCTTCATTACTGCATCAGTTAAAACTGACATTTCTTTTGTCCATCCGTTTGCTTCTAAAGTGTCAAAAATAAATTGTCCTAAGTTTAAATAAGTTGCTCTTCCATCTATTACTATTGGTGTTGCCATTTGTACATTCCTTCTTTCGCATAAATTATTTTTTATCTATTTGTTTATTTTGTTTGTGTTATTTTATAGAGTTAAACCTTCCATACACTTGTAATATTGAACAAGTGTATCTTTTAATAAAATCTCTATTTGGTGTTTTAATTCATCAGAATTCATGTTTTCATCTATTTTTGCATTTTCTAAATTTATAAAGCATAAACCCGAACAAAAATAATTGTATAACGCTTGTGCTTCTTCAAAAGAAATTTCCTCATTTCCATAAACTTTTGTTACTGCTTGAACACATAATTGTAATTTGTTCATAATCATCATTCCTTTCCATCATATAATGTTAAATTCAAAATTTATAAGTAAATTAGAACCTATTTGAGACGTTCCTACACTATTAACTTTTATTTCAATTATGTCATCTTTGTTAAATGCTAAAATTGGAGTTAAGTCCAAGTGAAGAAAAGTTGAAGCCGATTCTAATTTAATATTTGACATAATAACAGAAGTGCCATTTTTTAAAACATCTAATAAAATAGGACTTCCTACTGGGGAAGTATCTGTTTTTATTGTTACAGAAGATAATTTCATATTATTGGGCATTATCCCCATATAAATTGTTCCTAATTGCACTACTCCCTTGATAAAAATAGCAAGCGTTTTTGTATCTTTTACATTTAATATTTCTCCATTAGTAGCTAGTTTTAACAATTAAACCACCTACTAATTAAGCGTTCTTTATAGGATCTTTTTGTTCAAATCTAATTGTTGTTGGATTTTTAACTGTTCCAAGAGATTGTATAATGCTTCCCAAAATTGTAGGAACTGTTGAAGTATAACTCCCAGTTACTCCTAAGAAATATCTTGTTCCAACTGCTAATCCAGTTAAGGTATCATTATCGCCTTCTGTATAAATAACGGCATTTGAACCACTGGCAACTGCAACTTTTACAAATCCATTTGCAACTTTTGTAGAATCAGAATTATCTGCTTTTCTAACTTTTATTGTTCCAGCATCATCCCAAATGTTAACGAAATCACCAATATTTAATGACTCACTTGCTAGTAAAGTTGTTGTATCTGCCCCTATCCCTGAAGGCATAAGGCTCATATCTATTTTTCCATTTAAATCAGTTCCAATTGTTTTTCCTGCATCACTACTGCCACCACTAACTGTTAATACTGATTTACTTACTATTTCTCCATTTACATTTAATAAAATTTTATCTGACATTATTAAAACCTTCTTTCTTTTGTTATTTTAATTTATTTATTAATTTACATTAACTTTATAGGTTGTTCTAATCTTATAACTAAAGTATTTGAGTTTTTAGCTATACCAATTTTTTGAACAAAACCAATTGTTGGTGCTATATTTGTTGCATCACCTCCCAATCCAATATAATATGAATTTCCTGAAATCAAGCTCCAATTTGGATTCACCACCTCCCCTCCAGTTATAATTTCTACTTTTTCTCCCTCATTCTTATTCTCTAATATAATACCAACAACTTTTCCACAATGGGTTATATTATTTGAGCTTGCAGTCATTATAGTATTAGCGTTACTTATATATCCAAAAGTATATTGTATAACTCCACCTAGACCTGCTACATTGTAGTATGTCTGATTATCATTTATTTTTTTGCCTTCTATTAATATTTGTCCATTTGAATCTAATGTTAATTTAGACAATAATTCTGGATTTATCACTTCTACTTTTTTTAGAAGTTCACTATTTTCAATAAGTCATCACCTACTTTTTTATATATTTTTTATCCAAGTCCTTTTTAAATTGCTATTTTAACGTGTTATTATTTCTTTTAATTTATTATTAATCAAATATCATAATATTTAATTTTACGTTTTGTGAAGATGTAGATGTTTCCTCAAAAAATACTCTTATTTGGCTAGTAGATATTCTTGTAAATACTGTTTGAGTTATATCATTAGCTAATACTTCGCTTCCAAGATTTTCAATAGTAATATTATATATTGCATTAGCAGATAAAGAAGGATGACTTATAGCTATGTCTATTCCTGAACTATTCGTAGCCGTTGCAGATATTATATCACCAGATACAGGTAAACTTCCACTTGTCCCACCTACATCACCAATAGTTACAGTTCCTTTGTATATAGTTCCTAATGCAATAGCCCCATCTTTATTAGGCACTTTTAATGTTCTAGTTGTTCCAGTTGGAATATTAGAAGTATCAATTAAAGCATTTCCATAACCACTAGTTGTAACTGTCAAACCTGTTGTATTAACACTAGCATAAGTTGTACCGTTGACTCCTAATTTCAAAGGTGTACCACTAGCTGAATAAATACTATTTATATATTCTTCTTTCCAACATAAAGCAGATGTCCCTAATGTATAAGTATTGGTAGCTGATGGGTTTATATTTGCAGGGTTTGAATTTAATGCAAGAGTCCCTGTAGTTGTAGGAATTGTTATAGTTCCAGTATTAATTATTGTACTTATTATAGGACTTGTTAATGTTTTTTGAGTTAGCGTTTGGATATCATCTTTAGTAACTACATTAGTTGCTAATATCCCACTATCTTTTGGAGTATCTCCATTAATTCCGTTCCATGAAACTAAGTTATTATCCACACTTGAAGTTATTTTTTTAACTTGTGCATCATTAGTTATGTTACTGAGTCCTATATCCGAACCAGTCAAAGAGATATCTGCACTTAAACCTTTATTATTAATTTTTCTTGTATTTGGTATATATCCACTAAGATCTGTTGTAGGAATATTTACTACTGTATTATTATTTCCGCTATCATCACTAATAGTTACATTTCCTGTAAATTGTAGACCATCTCTGTTTTCAAAAACGGCTGAATTATTTTTTACAATATGTTTGGTTAATTTTTTTATGTAGCTTGAAGCAAAAATGTCTGTCATATTATTACCTCCCTTTCTTTTAGTATTTTATAATGTACTTAAACATAAAGTCTTTATACATTTTTTGTTTCCCTTGACAAACTGACGATATACTATTTGCTATCAATTTAACTCCAAATAGTTTTTCAGATTGTCTTGATAATTCAGCACAACTAGGAAATTTTCCTAAAGGAATTCCATCTTTAAATATTTCAACTTCCTTTCCATTTTTTCGACCATTCTTTTTGGTTGATTTTATTCTACTTTCTTTTGGATTATAATAGCACCAACCTAATTCAACACCTTGTTTTAAGTAATTAATTGTACTATTATGTGCTATTTTAAAAATCTTTGCTATTTTGGAGGGCATAATCTCCGGATTACTCTTTTTATAATTACAAACAGCTTTTACTAAATTACTACAAGCAAATTCATTGCATTTTAACCAATCTATACTATATTCTTTAAAATATAATAAATTAGGCAACTTACTATCCATAACACTATTTTTAATCCATTCCAATTCTGATTTTCTACAATCTAAAATTATATAATGATTAATATTATTTTTTAAAGCCAATTCTTTTTTTTGATTATCTATATTTTGTTCATCATTAAAAGTTCTTCTACTATCTCGTGTTTTATCCTTATAATGCTGAAGCTGATGTGTTTCTATAATATACGACTCATTATTCCATTCAAAATAAAAATCATATCTATAATTATTACACCAAGATAAATCTAATCTTGTTGCTTGATATATGAAATTTATATTAATTTGTTCCAATAAAGAGCATATAAATTTTTCAGGATATGAATGACCGTCAGAACAAGTACATCCTATTGAATGTTGTTTATATATTGTGTATATTTTCATTTTTTTGTCTTTTATTCTACCACAGTTTGGACAAATAGGATATATTTCTTCATTACTTCCATAAGTATATAACTTAGCTTCATCATATCCTCCTTGAAAATAGCAAATCATTTCTGGATTAGTAGTTGTAATATCATTTATTCCTTGAACCACCTTTTTATTAGTACAACATGCACAATTGTGCTCTTTTAACAAAGCTAATTCTTCTGTCCAACCTTCAGTCCAACCACACACATTACATGTGTATTTATACCATTTCCATTGTTTCTCTTTATTATCTTTTCTATATTCTCTATTGGTAATTATAATGTTTCTTTTTTCATCTTTTATAGCTTGTCCAACATCTATTTTAAAATCTTTTGTCTTTTTACCTATAATACATCCTATTCTTCCATTTGTAAAAGAACCTGTGAAAATTTTAGTTGTTATTTTATTATAACGCACAAATAAATACCCTTTTTGATAATTAACTATTTCTAATTTTCCATTAATATTATCATATACGAAATTTACAATATAACCAATGGATTTTTCCCAATTAAAACTATTCTTTTTCTTAGGTAGTTTATCTATAAATACTTGTCTCATACAATCACTTTCCTTTCAATCCTTTATTAATTTATTATTTAGTTTCTAATTCCATATAAAAAGAACCCAAAGCTTTAAATAACTTTGAGTTCTTTTTATACTTATAAGTTGATATTTTATTTATTTCTTTAACGAATGTGTATTTAACACCTTTTTGTTCTAAATATTCTTTTTCTTTATTCCATTGAGTAGAATATTCTTTATCAAATTTTGATACGCTATGGTCTGTCATTCCTTATATATCCTCCTATGTTTAATATTTTATAATCATATTTAATACCAAATACGGTTGCATATTGTTTCCAGCAATACCACTTAAATTCCTCATATCGGTTACACTATTTGAAGCCCAATAGTTATTATTAAAGTTTCCGACAGAACCTCCACCATAATTATGTGCATGTTGTATTTCCTCATATGTAATTGAATGGTTCTCTTCTCCTCCTATGTTTCCTAAAGTTCTATTTGCACCAATATAAGTTAACGTATGTACTCCTGTTCCTTGTGTTGTAATATTTATAGCAGTACTACCTAAAGCATTAGTCAAAGTTGTAGCAAGTTTAATAGTGGTAGAATTTAATTTTATTACGTAGTATGTCGTAGCTAATACTAATCCAGCAGGAATAGTTCCACTTGTAGTTATTGTTACTGGTGTACCTGTATAAAGAGTGTTATTTGGTAATACTGTAATTATATCAGTTGAAATATTTATATCTGTATAATTAAATGATGTATTAAATGTTAATTGTCCTGTTCCTATTGGAGTTCTACCATTAAAGTTAGGCAAATTAAACGTTGTACTATTATCTCCGATCCCGTATATTGTACTAATTGCACTAAATAAATCTGAATATGTTGTTCTTGATATTGCCGAACCATCACATAATAACCAACCACTAGGTACTGTTGAAATTGCCAATGTTTTTACTTCACCAATTATATAAGGCGATGCCCAATTTGCATCACCCCATAATACTTTTTTATTATCTCCTTTTTGTGGAGGAGGAATAACACCTTGTCTACCATTTACAATATCAGTAGCTCCTTCAAACCAATCAGAACCATTAAAGTTTATTGGTCTCCATCTATCCTTATTGACACCAGTATTGGGATTATATGAAGTATCTCCAGCACTTGCACTTCCTACAAAAGTGTATATTGTATTAGAACTATCATATGTTACCACTAAATCACTGGTTAAATAAGAATTAGAAACATTATACATACCTTTCCAATTTCCGTTTACATCTATAGGCTTCCATGTTGCACCAGTTGTTCCCCATTTAAAACCAGTAGATGTAGCTATATTATCATTTGCTTCGGCTAAAAATCCACACCAATAACATCTATCACCTTTACTATAATATTTATTCAAAGCATATATACAAACGTCATTGCTTCTCAATTCATTTTTGGTAAATCCATACGTTGATTCAACCGCTATATATTCACACATTGTTCCATTAAAATGTATAATATCATTAACTAAATTTCCTCTAAACTTATTTCCATTTGTTATAAAATTTACATTTATATTACGGACATTAGTTGTATTTTTTAAATCAATAATTCTAAATTTAAATGGATATGTTATATTAGTAGGTACAGTTGCAGTAATTATATTAAAAGTAGTATCAACTAAATAAGTTGTATTGTTTTCAATTGTAAAGTTAGCTGATTTTGATACTATCTCTTCTCCATTAGTTTGTGTTCCAATTAATGATATAGGGATTACTTTCCATCCTATTGTAGAATCTATATAGATAAATCTAAATAAACTATTATAATCCATTGTAAAATTTTCAGAAACACTTTCTAAATTGTGACCACCACTAACAAAATCTACTACAATATTTTTAGATTTGCTATCTCCTTTTACAACAAAAATTTCAAAAAAGTCTCCTATTTCAAAAGTATCGCTAGATAAAAAAGAGGCTGTCATTTGAGTAGATATTGAACTTAAATCACAAAGATATCCTGTTCCCTTAGATATTATAAAATTACTACTTTTTAGTTCATATTTAATTCCACTACCAGAACCACCCATTCCAATTTTCCAACTACCTATTCCTTTATCTATAGACCAAGAATAAACTTGTTCATCTTCTGTAGAATATCTAATTAATGCAGGAAACATTGGTGAATCTGTTGGAAGTCCTGTTGTCTCAACTGTTTCAAATGGTAATTTTTTAGGATAATTTATATCCAACCACTGTTTTAACCCTTCTATTGTTTCAGCCATAAAATCTCATTCCTTTCTTTATTAATTTATTTCATAAGAAATAGAAGAGTATTTTACAACTCTTCTATTAATACAGTTATATTATTTGAATTATTATAATTGAACATATATGTAGCACTTGGTATAGTTAATGTTGTATCAGTAATATTATAATCAGATACTACTGTAGGTGTTGCTACCATTTGTGTACATATATTGTAAGGTGGAACTGAATTTATAGTTCCTGAAACAACCAAACTATTCATATCAACAATTGTTGGTACAGTCGCAGTTAATATTGGATATGTCAATGTTATTGTTTTTCTCATAAATCCACGAATCTTATAAATATTTACCAAGGTTGCTGTTAATCCAGCCATATTTTTTACAGTTAATGTTAAGTCTCTCAACACATCACTATGTATATCACCATCAACTATAGATATAGATGGATTATATGTTGTACTATAAATACTAGTTGGTAATATTCCAGTATTTAGTGTACCATAATTTGGAGTAGCTATAGTACTCGCATTTATAATAACTTTTTGATTAAATAGACAATTAATATTCTTTGTTTCTCCAGTTCTTATCTTTGTTATAGAAGTGGCTAAACTAGGTAACACATTTGCAATCTCTACACAAATATCTAAATAATTAGTAGCTCCATTATTTATTCTAGTTCCTGTTATTTTTAAGTTTGCGATTAAATCATTATAATCTCCACTTAATCTAGTTACAGTACAACTATTACCACTCATTGTTTCAACATTTAATTCTGTTCCGATTGCACTTGAAATCAAAGTATCACAATCTATTGAAGATACTTGCACTATACATGTTTCTGAATTTTTCAATGCACTAAATCCACTAGAAAATGTTTTACTTACTAATGCAATGCTAGGTTTTATATTATTTAAAGGTAATGTATCTATGCTTTCAGTTATTCCACTCCAAGAGCCTTCTGTACTTTTAACTCTAATTGATGCTTTTAAATTTTGTAAAGTAATGCCACGATTAGCTATTACACCATTTACTGTTACGGTTGTATTACTTGTTACATTTATAGTTTGATATTGAAAAGCTCCTATATCTTGAAATTCAATTGTATCAAAAGGTTTATCTGCTACAACTGTTACATTCATAGTATCGCCTACTTTTAATTCTGTTTGACTATTAGGTAAACTTCCAAAAGTAATTGATGATATTGAAGGAGGCGTAATTATAGAAAAAGCTATAGTATATATATTTAAATTTAAAGTAGATGTTATTTTATTACTAATTATATCTGTAGAATTTAAAATAATATAACCTGTAAATGTCCCACCAGCTTTATTGGTAATTCCAATTACATCTTTACCATTTACAGTTGGTTGTCCACAATACTCTTCTCCTCTATCCCATTCAATTGTCACTTTATAGCTGTTATCATCACTCATTGCAGATAATAAAGAATCTTCATTTGGATAATTATTCATTGTTTTTATTACGCTTTTCCCACCGTTAACAGGTTCAATATTAGTAATAAATATATTACCTTTAGAATTACTATTTACAGGAATTAATACATAGTCAGTTGTTATAATGGCTCTACTGTCAAAAGTATTAACCATAAATATATTATCAAATTTATGCACAGTTTCACCATTAATAGCACCATCATTAGTTAAAATATAATGAGTACCATTAATCCCTTTTTCTAAAGCAGAGAAATCCTCACATGAAATTGGTATGATTGGACTCATTCCACCACTTATACTATTTATAGCTTGAGATAAAGTATAAACTGCTTTTGAACTTGCAATAGTAGCTGAATTATTCGAAGAAACGCTATCTGTTACATCACCTTTGGACAATAATTTATCTTCTTCTGCAAAATAATATTTTAAAACACAATATGGTTTAAATTGTCCTCCAATTAATCCACCTTTAAATCCAATTGAATTTTGTGCAGTAAAAGTTATTTTATATTGTCTTCCACAAGTTAAATGTACTAATTTAGGTAATGTTTCTGTATGTAATCCTGTAGTTGTAAATTTATACGTTAATCCTTGTTTTAACTCAAAAGGTGAACCACTATAGTATACTAAATTTCCAGTTAACACGTCTGTAATTGTATACTTATAATATCCAGTAGTAGTATTATCTGTATCAACCGCATATAGTGCATAATAACTATAATTGTTTTGAGATGGTATATTTATAGTAAATTCCCAATCAGTAACCGATTGTGTTATACTAGTATCGTTATTAACTATATAATTATGAGATGTGTTTGTGCTTTCTATTTTTTGTGAATATACTTCTTTCCCAGATAATATTAATCTATCTAGTCTCACGTCTCCTACTTGTATTGAATTTCCATCAGTTGTGATTCTTGCTAAGTTTAAATCTCTTGTAGGTGTTTTAAAGTTAACTGTACTATAAGCCGAATCTAAATTAATTACATCTGTAGTATAAGAACCAATAATCCCAATAGTTTTCCATATTCCGTTTTCCAATCTTTGATATTCTAATTTACTATTATTTGTTACTATTTTAAAAGAACCTTCTGATTTCTCATCGCCAATAAATATTCCATTAAGAAATTCTTTGTGCGTGTCTAAGTACAAAGTAAGGTCGTCTAGATTGTTTCCTTCGAAATCCTTTAAAAACTCTGTAAAATTACTTTTATCTATGTTCCCATATAAAACTAAACCTTCATCAAAAGTTCCATCTGAATTTTCGAAATATAATTTATTGTTCTCAAATTTGTGTTTAGGTTTTAAACCTATACCTTTTTCGCCTTTTATCAATGCAGTACTATCCGACCATGAACTTGGAAGATATAATCCTTGTGGACTATCTATTCCTTCCCAAGTATATAAAGTTTTAGTTGTTCCATCATTGACTATAACAACGAGTCCGTTTTGTAAAAAATTCATATTTGCACTGAAGTAATCATCTCTTTCTATATTGCTTTCAAAAATATAACTAGATTTAACACATGAAATATTATCTAATCTTTGTCCATTACTTGAACTGTAATTTACGACGCAACGTCCTTGAAATGGAGATGTAGAAGTTATTCTTATTGTATCAGCATCTTCATATTTCCAACCTTCTGTGCAACCTTCATTATTATTATTTACAATTGTAGGTATGCAATTTAAGTCATTTAAACCATGTATCACATCTATATAATATTCATCCTCCGAAACTTTTGTAAAATTACTAGATAAAATAGTAAATGATTTATTGTTATTTGTTTGATTAAATCCTTGAACAGGATATAACTGTAAATCGCCACCTATATAGGTATCTTTTTTATTTGCAGAATATAATCCTAATAATTTATTTACTATAGCTTTTTCTTTATTTGTAAAATTATTAAAATCTGCGACAACTACATCTGAAACTGTGCTAGAAGCATCATTTAATGTGAATCTAAATATATTGGGATCAACAAATATCATTGATTTAATTCCTACTCCATTGAATTGTGCAGAAACTTGTTCTGATAACCCCTGTATTAATGCAATTATCTTATTGTCTGACATCATAATTTATCACCATCCTTTCATAATTTATTTTACTTAAATGCTACTGAAGCTAAAATTTTCCATGTTCCATCTTTATATCCTGTAGTTATATTTATCCCTGTTCCAAATTCTGCTACAAATGAAGCTACTATCATTTTTGTTGGAGTATAAATTGTTGCTGATGAATCTGTGGGAAGAAATGCTAATCCTGAAACGGTTTTATACCTTTCTCCGTTATTAGGAAGTATTGTATTTATTGTAGTTGAATCTATTTCATCATCTACTGTTACAGTTATTTCATATTTCTTACTATTTGGATCGTAATTATCCCCTTGATATACATCGTATAAAATATTTGCCATTATAAATCATCCTTTCTGTTTTTTAAATTACTCCGAATGCCTACGTATCACATTCGTTAGTTGTATTTAGTTACTTACCTATTAGATAAGCACCACAAATATAACTATTTATAAATGATGAATTTTAAAGTATGTATAACATCAATACTAATAGTAAATAATAATATTAGAGGTGATGTTATGGAATATTTAACCGCTACAAATACTGTATTAAAAGTTATTTCATCCATAGGGATGATTATTTACACAATTATTTTAGTCAATAAGCATTTTATAAAACATAAAAATATAGCAAATAAAGATTTGCTTGAATATGTAATATTATGTTTTATATATACTTTAAGTAGATAAGGAGATTAGAAATATAAATCTAATCTCTTTTATTATTCTATTAATTTATTAATTGTATCTTGATAAATCAACCATAGCTAGTCTACCTTCTAAAAAACTTTGTTCTGTAAAATACCATTCATTAGTTATTTGTCTGCTTTTCATTATTTGATGAATTATTTTTTCTAATTTCATATATGATTTACATTCTATTATTTTATATATTTGTAATTCATCTAAGTTGCCATTAAAACGATGACTACTTTTTATCTGAGAAAATCTTTTATTTATATCTTTTGAGCATCCTATCTTCATGAAAAGCTTGTCCTCAGTAGATTTATTTAAATTTTTAATTATGTATACTCCACTCATTTTAATTACCCCTTGTTATATTAATTTGTTTACTATGTAATTATTAATTATAGATAACAATAGTGCCTTTTGATGTTTTATATTTATAATTGTATTCTTTGCAGATACTCTTTAACTCCCCATATATTTTATATTTTTTTAAATTTTGTTCTACGGATTTTATTTGGTTCTTATCTAAAACAATATTATATAAATTTTGTAATATTTCGTTTATTATAATTTTTACATTTTTATATTGTTCTATATAAATAGTTTTTAATATATCAATATAATTTGTATACTCCATTCTTATTTCGTCATCAAATGTAACTTTTCCAGCTTTGCTACTTTTAAAATGCAACTCACAAGCATTTCTATTATAAATATACTCAAAATATAATTTGACATCATCTTTTGCTAAATAAGTTATATTGTCCATGTCTAAGATAAAGGTTTTTCCTATGTAATTATATTTATAAAATGGATTTTCTTTATCAATTTTAAATGTATTGTCTATTATTTCACTTCTTCCTTTTAATACAGTTCCTATATAATATATTGTTTTAGTTTTTTCTATGTAATCATATAAACATTTGTTTTGTTTCATATCCCATATTTGTATATTTATATTTGTTGTCTTTTTACCCTTAATATCTATATATAAAATATATTTAGTAATATCAAAATTAGTTTTAAACCAATACATAATAGTGGCTATTCTTTTATAGTCATATGTTTTCTTATTTGTTTTTTCTAACATTCTTTCATAATATGCTTTTTCAGTAATTATTAAGTAAATTCCTTGCTTCATTTCTAGTAATATATTATGATACTTTTCCAAGGTTTCTTCTTTATTGGTTTTATCATATTCTTTAAATGGATTTTTTGTATCATTGGTACAGTTATAACCATTTTTAAATGAATCTAATTCATCTATCCATCTTTGCTCAACATCTAGTAATTCACTTTCTTTACACTCTTGAATTATATCAAACTTAAAATTATCTTTGCCATACTTATTCCACGCTCTTTGAAGTTTTATAGAATGATGTCTATTATTTACTAACATTTCTTTATGTTCGTCCCATCTTTGATGAATATGTTTACTACTACCGACATAAAGTTTACCATTTGTCTTATTTATAATTTTATATATTCCACAATCAATTATCTTATTTTGCATAATTAAATACACTCCTTTTATTTTTAATTTATTTACAAGTTCTCATTTATTTTATTATCATCACATTCAACTAAATTAAACAGTTTCAAAGTATCAATATCTAATTCTTTTCCTGTAGCATAATATTCAGGATTAATTACTATAGATTTTTTGTAACCACATTGACTTGTTTTCATTAAGTTTTTATCTTCAAGAATCTTTAAATATCTTCTTAGATTCCTTTCTGACATCCCAATATAAACTGATATATCTTCAAAAGAAGGGATATTACCACCAATCATAACTGTATTAGTAGGATATGTACATAATTCTCCTAAAGAGTACCATACTCCCTTTTCTGTAGCATTTAATTTTAAAGCCATAATATCACCTAACCTTTCTCTATATACCATATTAAATTCTCCACCATCATATCTTTCTTTTAATTTCTTATTAGTTTTCTTTTTACTTCTGTTATTAATTAAATGCTGATCTAAATTTATACCTTCTTTATCTGCTATACTTCTAACTGATGCAATATACAAAGTATTATATTCTTCTATTTTTAATTTTACATATTTATTTACCTCAGTTTGTGTAAACAGTTCTCCAGTACTTATTTTACAATATGAACCACCTATAGTTTCTATAAACTGGCTATTTAATTCTTTTATATAATCTGATATTTCTATTTCTTGCATAATTTAAATGCACCTCCTTCTCAATTAGGACGTCCATGTCCAACTTAATGACAGGTATGTCCGATAGTTAACTTTGTATGTCAATTTACTCTAGGCTATAACTAGCTTTCAATACTGTTGTCTTCTTCATTCTTCAGAATTCTTTCTACTTTGTCCGATAGGACTATAATCATGTCTTGTATTATTTTGGTTTTATTTATCATTATTTTATTTTCTTCATAGTAATTTTTCATTTTAATTAATTGTTCTTTTTCACCTTCTACTTGAACATATATTTTAAATTCATTAAACCTTTTGGAATACTTAATTTCTATTCCTTTGAAGTCATTTCCATTAGTAATAATATAGGAAGCTAATCCTAAATCCTTATAACTAAATACTGTTTTCATAATTTAATACACTCCTTTTGATAATAATTATTTTTAGTTATTCACCATATAGATGAACACCATTAAAATAATAAAATAAATTTTTGTTATGAAAATCTTTGATTGGAAATAACAAATCATGCGTAAGCATGAAAACCTCGTAGAGTATAACCATATAATAAAAGACCTAGAGAATAATCCCTAAGCCTTTCAAATCCCAATAAATTAATTGTTTTAAGTTATTAATTTATTTATTGCATTGTAAATGATTGACTAGTAATATCAGTAATATTATTTACTAAATTAGTTGCGTCATTACTATTAACTATAATACCACCAACAGTTACATTATTACTTATATTTGCAGTAGCTATTGCATTATTTATAGTATCTAACTTAGCTTGTAATTGATTTACTTGTGCTAATAAATTATCTTTTTCAGTTTGTACTTGTTCTGAATTTTGAGTAAGTTGCAAATTAGCATTTTGTAAATCATTAACTTCATCACTAAGAGTTGAATTCTTGTTAGTAAGTTCTATATTCTTATTTTCTAATTCAGTTGTATCAACTATAGGAGTGATTACTTCTGGTAAAATAGTTTTAGATACTCCACTATTTGAATCTTGTTTTAGTTTATCAAGACGTTGTTCTAATTTTTTATTTACATAAACACTAACATCATTTACTTCTTGTTGTAGTAAATTTATAGTTTTTTCTGGCAATTGACTCATTACTGATTTAGCTACTTCAACACCAATATCTTTTAAGCTATCTTTATTTAATTGTCCCTCAGCTATTTTTTGTAGAATTAATGGTTTTGCAGTAGATTCTGCATTAGTAATTTCTGTATCAAGCAAGTCTACAATTCTATCAAACCCAGCATTAACTAAATCTCTTGTTCTTGAGTCACTAATTAATCCTATTTTAGATTTAATAAATTTCACACCACCTACTTTATAAAAACCATAAAAAGCACTACCTAGTGGTAATAATATTTGTACTATTGAAATAATAGCACCCAAAGTTTGATTTAATAATTGATTATCCATAATTATCATACTCCTTTTGCCTTTTAAGTAGCATAACTATTATATTTTTATATTAATTTATTTAATTCCTTTTGCTCTGTTGTTCCATGAACCATCTAAATCTACCCAATAATTATCAGGCGTAAAACAATTAGTTAACATTTCACCTTTTTCATTGGCATAATAAAATTCATCTTTCCATGATATCCATTTTGATTTTGACATTTTACAATCTTTATCGAGGTAATACCATTTATTTTGATATAATTTCCAATTGTTTTGTTTTGCATAACCGTCTAAATCAAAACAATACCATTCTGAATTTATTTCTTTCCATGTATCTTTATAGTAATATCTATTATCTACATCTGTACAATAAAACCAACCTTTAGAATTTTGATTCCAACCTTGTTTATAAGCAGAACCATTAGCTAACCTATTCTTAAATTCATTCCATTTAGTCCAATTCCCATCTGTGTTAAACGAAGCTGGACAATTCTTATCTGAACATTCATGATGAGTTACAACATGATCAATGTCAATATTATATTTATTCATAAAATATTTAACTGCATCTAATGTATTTTGAATAGTAGTTTCTGTGGGTTGTCCATCACTTCCAATAGACATCTCAAAACTCATAGAATTAGAATTAGTTTTTCCATATTTACCCCTTCCATCACCTATTGCCCAGCTGTAGAATTCATCTGTATCTATAATTTGAATAATATTATTACTATCTATAAATACATCTGCACTAGCTCCTCGATCACCACCATTAAAATAATCATGTTCGTTTTGTGCAGTAGCACCTTCATCGCCTGTATCATGAACGACTAACCATTGTGGTTGAATACTTCTTCTAGTCTTATTGCCACTAATAATTTGTTGTTGAATTTCTAACATTATATCAACTCCTTTTATTTTTCAACTTTTTCAATATAAACTACATATCCTAAATCTTCTAACTTCTTAGTAATATTGTCCCTATTTTCCTCATTAGTAAAACATCCACATTGAACTTTCCACCATCCATTAACTAATACTGGACAAGTATCTATGCCATATGTAGCTAATTTATTACAATCCTCAATTGCTGATTCTTTTAATTTATTAGCTGAAACTTGTACTCTCCAATAAGTCTTCTTAACTGGCTTAATGATTTTTTCATCTTCCAATACCCATAATTCTTTAATAATTGGATTATTGATATTTAAATAAATATACCCATTATCACCAAAGTCACCCCAACTATTTAGTATCTTTAAAGTGTCACTATCATAACCTATAATCACCATTGCATGTGAACCAAAATAAGTTCCATAAGTTTCATCTCGTACTATTCCTTTTTCATATCTTGATTGATAAAAACTACTATATACTTTTACAGTAATTAAAATAGGTTTTTGTTGATTAACTAAATATTCTTTAATTTGTTCTACTTCTAATTTCGCAAATGCTTTACTTCTATGTTTACTTGCTTTCTCAAAAAGTTGTTCTTTGTTATATCTATCTAAAGTACTTAATATACTAGGATATTCTTCATTAATTGGGAAATCACTATTTAAACAATCTCCATCTAATACGATATTAGATAAAGCTTGTCTAGGAATTAATCCATTTCCACTAAAGTCATCTTCTTTTCTATTAGCATATATAAATCCAACCGAATATATATTAGTATTATCTACTGCATTAATATATGATTTCATTTCTGCAATACTATGTGCTACACAACTACCTATTTGACCTTGATTAAGAATAGGATAATTATAGTCTAATGAAAATGAACTAGGTAATTCTTGCTGGGTTGCACAAGTAGGTTCGTATAGATAATCTCTTTCATCTATTGGACTATCTAGTACACCTATTGGATATTGTTTAATTAATTCTTGCACTTCTATATCTGTTAATTTATTATCCACTAACACATCATCTTCTTTCAATTTATTTTATTTTTTACATGATAAAAGACTTGAAATATTTCGTCCAAGTCTTTATAATTACCAATTCTTATTGATTTATAAGTTAATAGATAAACTACGAATTAAGTTTTTAGCATACTTTACTTTGCATAATAATTAAATAGTAACCTAATAACTAACCATAAAATGATTCTTTTAAAGTGAATTAATTTATTTTTTCTCAAAATTATAATAATCCTTATTTTTAAGAATTTCTTGTGAAATTTTATCTAAATCATCTTTATCAGTTTTTCCATTAACTACTACATCTGTTGTATAATCGTCATTGGAAATTGCATCCTCATTCAAATATTTAGAATCAATCGCTAAATCTAACAATGTGAATTCGCCATCTCCATTAACATCGTTATTGACTTTAATAACTATTCCTTCACATTCTTCTTTTAATACATTTCTTTCCATATTTATACCATCAGATATTTTACAATTATTTAATTGAATTTTTGACTTGCCTTGTTCTTTTGTTTTAAATTGTAATTGTAATATATTTTTAGTTGAGTCTATTACATTCTCATCACCATAACTAGACAATATAAATCTTACTTGTCCACTAGTTGTAACTACTGATTGAATTATATTTATTCCATCTGTTATATTTGCATTTAAATATTCTAATTTATTAGTGTTGTAACTAATAGTAATATCTTCTGCCATTATTCCTGTTACATTATTGATAAATAAATTTACATTTGTTGTATTGTCCAATCCCACAGTTTTATTATTAGATTCTAGATAAAATACTACACTACTAGATGTTGTGATTTCAGATGCATAAACCTTATTTGTATTTCCTCCTACTATAAATATTCCCATTCCTAATAAAAATATAAAACCAATTTTCTTTAAGTTATTCATTATTTTTATCCTTTCTAAATTTAAATATAGTTATCTTTTGTTTATTATTTTATCTATCTTTAGTAAACATAATTTTCCTATGATGCAGAAGCTTGAGTTGTATTAGTCCCTATAATAGTTGCTTTTTCATCTGCTGTAATATAATTTACTTGTACAAATAAATCTAAATCACTTGCAGTATATAACCTCAAATTGTAATATTCTTTAATTATTCCAAACCAAAAATTATTATCCATTATTGTGTACCTCCTAATTTAGCTATTTGAGTTAACAAATTAGCATTTATTTTTTGTTGTTGAGCTAATTGTAATTTAAAAGCAACATTGTCTTTTAATAAATTTGATCTTAAAATTTCTTCTTGCGTTGGTTTTTCTACAGTATTTTTAAGCGTATCAATTTCGCTTTGTGTCAAACCTTCAATCCATTTTTCGCCATCCCATTTAGGTTTGTAAAATCCTTCTGGGCATAGAACTTCAATACAATCTTTCAAAATTTCTGCATTTTCTTCAATCAACACTTCTTCAATAAATAATCCATTTAAATCAATTCTTATAACTTTTTTCATTTTATACACCTGCCTTAAAATTAATACCATCTAAATAAAAATATGCGTTAGAACCAATCATTGGAGTAACATACCCATCATTGGTTATCTGTATAATACCAAATAAACCGCCACCAGAAGGCACAGCAAACATTTCAGTTAATATAGGTCTATAGCCTACGGGCAATTGAAAAGCTGCGTTATTGACAACTCCATTTTTTATTGTACCCTTTAAATGTATATTTCCTAAAGGGTCTTTCCAATATCCTGCTGTATTATTTGCCCCACCATAATTAACCCAAGAGCCAATTAATGTTGGAACAATAGGATTTTCATAAGATACATCCACTTTGCTTGCGAATTTAGCACTAAAATCAGGTACTATTTGAAAGTTTGTACCATCATAAATAGCAGTTATTATTTGTCCTACTAAAATATCTCCTGTAACCAAAGCTACGTTAACATCTTTAACTAATGCTTTAACACCTAAACCATTTACATTCAATGTACTTGCTCCTGTATTAGCAGTTTTAGCTATGAATTTAAAAGTCTGATATTTAGCATATGCGGTTGGAGCACTTACTAAAGTTATTACATAAATATTCGCACTTCCAGTATCATCAATAACTCCTGGAATCTTCGTCAAATCTGACAATCCTGTAGTTAAATCTCCAATTTTATCAACTGTTGAATCTATTATTTTTGTATGTTCATCTACTACTGAAGCTAATTTTACTGGATAATTGAAATTTACTATTGGCACAATTACATTATCTAATTGTAAATATCCATCTGCAAAAGTTTGTAATGTTCCTACATCATTTATAGTCTCAGAAATAGAATTTACTAATGGATATACTATGGTTACATTTACACTATTTAACCATAATTTAAATCCAGCTACATCTTGGCTTGATAATTTACTTTTTAATATTCTTATTAATAATTTACCATTCTCATTTATAGCAATTGACTCACTATCATTTGCTATATTATCTGTAGAAGAAATCATTGCAAATTTATCATTCATTAAATTAACTTCTGTTGAACTTAATCCTGTTTTACAATCTCCTATTGTGTATATAAACTGTAATGTATTTGTTTGTAATGTTGGATTTCCAAGTGTCCAAGTTTCTGTACTAGTACCTGTAAATATTTTCTTACCAATATTTCTTATAACTGTCTTATTTGTTACATTTAAAATATCTTGATATTTAGTAGCATTTACAGTTATTCCTCTTAATGGAGTTGCTAATGTTATATTTATAGAATCTCCTATAGTATTGTCTGGTTTTAATGAAGACATTGTTATTTTACCTTCATTTTGTCCAGCAGATTCTAATATTACTCCAGTTGCATATGTATCTGTATATATACCTCCCGAAGTTTTATATCTTGTCTTGCCTTTAAAAATTAAACTATCTACAAATCCATCTAATATACCTGTTAATGAAGTAATTGGAGATGAACCTATTTCTATATTAGTTAATGTTTTTTGTAAAACTTGTCCTTTTAATGTATTTATATCTGTTGTATTAATGTCTATCAATCCTTTTGCAACCTTACCTTGTTCTGCACTCAAATATTTATCTGTACCACCAGTTGCTAAATCATTTATAATAGGTGTTGCATCTGATTTTTTTATTTTTCTAGTATTGCCTGTTGAATTTTCAGCCATAACTAAATAATCATCATTTGTTATTCCAGTAGAAGTTACAAAATCTATTACCTTTGCCATTGTTTAATTCCTCCTTATTAATTTTAATTTATTAAATTGTTATTACAGTTCCATTGTCATCTAGAACATTATTACCATTATCATCTGTCCAATTGATAGGATTGCTTTGCATCATTATATCTACAAAATGAGATAAACTATCTAATTCAATCTTGTAATTATTCATTATTGTAACTAATGTTGTAATGTCACCAAATGATTTCATAATAGCAATTTGTTGACTTGCCCATATATTTTCACTCTTTAAATCTGTATCTAATGTTTGTGCAGTTGTAGTAGTTACTTTTAATTCATTATTATAATACTTTGCAACTGCAATATTTGAACTCAAATCAGTGATATGATTTTCAACTTGTGCATCTAAATTAATTGCTCGATTAACATTATTATCTAACTTATCATTCATAGTGACAGCATTGTTGTATGATGTTATTAATAAAGTATTTTCAGCTACCATATTGCCTAAAGTTGTATTTGCTAATGTAACTTCATTAGTTAAATTAGACAATGTTGTTTCAGCCAATGTTATTTGTCCCATAAGGTCTACTTTAAGCTCTAAATATCGATTAATAGCCCAATCTAAACTATTAAGTGCTGATAATGTTGCTACTGAAGAAATAACTTCATCGCTTGGAATTGTAGACATTACTTTCAAAACAATTAAATAATTTGATTTTTGCAACATTTGACTATTCCATATTCTAAGTGTAGCTTGAATTTGTCCTATTTCTTGACATAATTCTTTATCACAAGTAATTGTTAATGTATTTCCACTTTTAACAATATTGTCTGTTTGAGAATATGGAACTATACTCTTAGGTAAATATGCCCTAAATTCTATATTAAAATCTGTTAAGTCTACTGGTGCATTATTATTAAAAATATCGAACTTTAGGATAATCGTATCATTTAATGCTACCGGTATATTAATCTTCTGATAATTTTTAAGATCAATATCACGATTATCAATCTCAAAAATTTCGGTATTAGCCATTTAATCAACTCCTTTCTATATTATTGATTTATTTAAAATGTTGATTTTATCTTGTTATTTTCTTTTATTCCTTTCTTAAATCATTCATATCTTTATATGCCATTAATAATGTATCTTTTTGATATTCCGCTTCCGTTTTTAATTTAGATTCTAATATTCCAAACCCTTCATCTTTTGTTTTATTAAGTTGTGTAGTTGAATCTATATATTTTTGATTCATTGTATTAATGGCATCTTGGGCTTCTTTTTGTTTTATTGTTAAAATACTTGGCATTAATTTCACCTTCTTTATTTTCAGTTTATTATTTGATAAAATATAAATTTAGACATAATAAAAGACCTAGAAAATTTACTTTCCAAATCTTGAATATTTTTGTATAAAATTGTATTATTTGGTTGATTATATGCTATAATTATAATGCCATCTCAAATATCCTATTGGGAGGGAGGCGATTAAAATAAAAAACTTTGTAGACTTCTTGAAAAATCATTCAGATAAAACTATTGTTATTGCGGTCATTGGTTGGATTATAACAATAGCATTACACTTTTGTAAGTAACCCCATTAATACATTCTAATAAACAGATGACAAGATAATTAATATAAGGACAAGTATATTATAAAACTTTAAAAACGTGATTTGCACTCATGTGAGATGGTAAGTGATATAATTAGAAAGTCCTTTATTTATATTTAAACATAAAAATAAGACACTGTTTTGCACCCAGTGTCTTACCTAAAATAAAATGCTTTGTAGAATTTTATTATTTAACTTCTTTACAATTCTTATTATATGTCTAATTTTCAGCATTGTCAATATGTTTTTCTATATTCATACAATTATTCTTTAGTTGTTACTGATGAGGATGTCGTTGTTGGTGTTGGAGTGATTGTACCACTTGAATTAATACCTGAAGTATCATTACTTGATGAACTTGTATAAGTTGTTGACTTTTTTACAAGTTTCATTACTCCATTATCCTCTTTTACTTCATAATCTTTATAATGAGAAATCATGTTTGTTATTTGACTTCTGTCTGGGATATTTATAATAATATAGCCATATTTAGCTTCTGTTTCAGCAATCTTACTTGGAATATCAAGATGATAATATCCTAAATTTTGTTTACCAGTTGCCATATCACTTACATTTTTATTATCTTTATAATAAAAAACTGTCAATGCATTTCGCCATGAATTGTTACTAGATGATGAACTACTGCTAGAGTCTGAGCTACTACTTGAATTTGAAGAATTATTATCACTATTAGATGATACGGTTGGTTTAACATTAGTTGTTGATGATACTGTATTAGAATCATTTATTATAGTAGGTGTAGTTGATGTATTAGTAGTTACTACTTTTTTACTATTATCAATCCATACTCCGTTAGTATCTAATGTATAACCATTAATAGTCATATTAGTTGCCATACTTCCATCTTCTTGAAGGTAATACCATTTCCCATCAGTGTTTTGAACCCATCCAGTTTGCATATAGCCTGTAGATTCACTAAAATAATACCATTTGTTATCTAATAATCTCCATCCAGTAGAATAGTTATCTCCTTCTGTATTCCACCAACCTGTACTATTTTGTCTCCATTCAGCATTTGCTCCCACAGAACTTACACTTAGAATTGTAGTGATTGCTATAGTCAATTTCATTAATTTATTTATTGATTTTATCATAATTAACACTCTCCTTTTATTTTGCATATTATTATATATTATACCATAATTCCTTTTCATTGGTATAATTTAATATTACCATCTTCCGAGTTATATGTCAACTATTATTCTATTAATTTATTAAATTTTTATAAATATTTTTGTAGCCTCTGTTTTAGTTCGTCTTTCATTTGAAGTTTTAATTCTTCAACATCATTTTTTATTAATTCAAATTCTTTTCTATGTGATATAATATAGGTATCTAATTCTACGAAAACCATGCCATAAATTAATTCTACAACATCCATATCCATATCTGCAAAATATCCTAAATTTTGAATTCCACTAACAACTGCAACTATTTCTAACGTTTTTAATTTATAAAATATTGTCATTTTTTTCATATCTAAACCTCCTTAAGTTCTTATGCAATTAATAAAACTGTACATAAAATACGACCATCATAAGAATTACTGTCAGTATCACCATTTTTCCCCCATTGAGAAGCACCTAAAATACTTACTTTTCCATTACTTATTTCTTCTGGATATGCTCCAAAGAAAAAAGGATAATAACTTGCTGATGATTCATTATCTTTCCATATTTTTTTTATACTTACAGCCACAGTTATACTAGATCCATCTATTCCATCAAAAATACTTGGTAAAGTAGCTTCACCTCTAGTATATCCATTATCATCATCTGTATCATTGTATATCTCAATTTGAACTAATTTTGATATACAGTGATATGGTTTCTCTCCATTTCCAGTATACAGAGTTAACCTTCCATCATATCCGACTTTACTATATGTTCCAGTGTCAGGATTTCCCAAATATAAGCCTTCAACTCTATCAATAACAGCTTGTCTATTAGTAGACCCGTTGAAGGCAACTACAAATTTATCTTTATCTAATTCTACACTTCCTGAATCCGCATCTTCTACTACTATAGCTTTAATATTTTTAGCAGTCTGTGTGATTTGAGAGTATACTTTCTTATTTGTATCGCTTATATCTGAAACTGTACTTGTAATAGCATCTGCCGTAATTTTTAACTCCGCAAATGATTTATTTTGTTCATCGACTCTGAGTGAAATTAAATTATTTGTTTGAGTTGCCAACGAAAACGTATCTCCAAACCTTTTAGTTACATTCCAGTGATCCCCATCTTTTACATCACTCATTTTGATATATGGTTTAGAGTCGCCAGTATTATTGCCATCTGTATTTGTAGGGTCAGTACTTATTACTTTATTTGCATTATCTACAGTATGATTAATATTTTGATATGTTGTGTCATACCTATTTACATTACTTATTTCAATTTTTACATCAGCAGGGTTGTTGTAAGGTCTTTCTACTCCAATTATTTTACATGTAAATATGAAATCAATATCTTTATCAATACATAAAAGTCTATGTCCAACCCTTGGAGGTACAATTGGACTATCTATATAAATTGATATGTCACTCATTGTAATGGAAGCATCAATCTTTGGTATAGAACATTTTGCTAATTCTTCAATACCCATATCATATAAATCCTGTGGCGTTATATATTTTTCATCTCTAATTACTTTTAATTGTTGATATTTCGGTTCATTATCAATATTACTAGTTGGTATGCCTTTAGCAAGATAATAACTATAATTTTCTAGAAAACTTCTGCCATTCGGATTTACTGTCATTATATTTATTTCTTCACCTGTCAACTCATCTTGTTTCCCAAATAATTCAACTTGGGTGAAAATTTCTTTGCTATCAGCAGTAATATTTAATGTCTTCATTTCAAGATTCTTCTTAATGAATTTTCCATCATCAATTTCTTGGGTTCTTAAAAAAATCCAATTTTGTCCATTTTCATCTGTGGTAACCTCTATCCACCCATTGAAAACTTCTGCCATTGAAATACAGTTTTCATACACAGATTGTTCATCTTCACATTGTAAATGTCGAAATTTATTAACTACATCTGTTCCTAACCATTTATAATTCTTTGTTAAATCAATTGGATGTCTAACTGCTTTCATAATTGCTAAATACATATCATATGGAGATACACCAATTGCATTAATTGTCTCACAATAACATCCTTTTAATTCTGTGCTTTCGTGTTCACATGATACTTTTATATTAGGCATGCTTCCATCATCAGTTACAATTTCTTTAATTAAAAAATAATCATTTTCAAATTTTACAAGTTTTTCACAATCATCTATCGTAATTTTTCTATCCTTGAAAAACGGGATTTCAAAAGTAAGGGTAGAAACTTCGTTCTGTTTATCAGATTTAATAATATTTACAGCAGTATTAAAATCTCTGCTTTTTAATGATGTTTCAATAATTCCCCTACACAAATATAAGACAGGTGTTGGATTTAAAAACTCATCTTTAATAAACTCTATTTTATTCATTTAATTTATTTCTCCTTTCTTAATTTAATTTTAAGCATAATAAAATAACTCATATTAAATGAATTCTCAATATTTTTTATACAATTTTATTAATTTACTATATAATTCTGCTATTCAAAGTAATAATCATATCAAAATTCCCTTGTAATACAGTTATAGAATTAGGTAAATCAGCATCAACTAGTGGGAAATCCTTATAGAGAGTTGTATTACATTTATTCGTTGGAGTTATAATGCCACTAATATATTCATAACAAGAAGAGAGCCAACAATCTAAATAAATAGGTTTGTCTACATTATTTAAAGTAACAATTAAACCATTCCAATTAAATTGTATAACTGATTGTGTGCCATTGGGAACTATTTTAATTAATGGATAACTTTCAGTATTTCCAGCACATCTAATATTTCTCATGTCTCCTGCTTTTAAACCAGTAAAAAGTATATCTTTTTCGTCTTTAATAAAATAATATGGTGAGTGGCATATGAATTTTAAAGGAATCTCCCCATAGAATTTCTTTTGGTAATAAACTTTAGATTGCCACCCTCCAGATTCGATGGCGAGTATGGCTGAATTATCGTCTGCTCCATCCCATTCAAATATTTGTTGGAGTTTTTTATTATTATGTTGTTTAAATAACCACCTTTTTAATTCAGATAAATCTCCTCCACCATCTTCTTCAGAAAAGAAGCATGTCATTTCTATAACTCTTGTTCCTAATGCTCCACCAATAAATATTTCCCCATCTCTATTATCATTCTTATCAGTAATAAAATTTAATTGTGGCATACATTCTCTATCATAAGTTGTTTCATTTGTATTAATTATTCTTCCACCAAAATCGTCAAATATATTTTTAGTTTTTCCTGTTCTTGGGTCTGTTAAGTTAAAAGACATGAAATGTTGATAGTCGATATGAATCAGTCCTTTCTATTATAAATTTTGTTTTTTAAAAATAAACATTATTAAAGACACATTAAATTTCATCATTAAGATTACTTTAAAATATGTCTTTTAACTATTTATCACATTGTATTAATTTATTATTTTCTTCTGTTTATCTGTATAGTCTTCCGTCTTCTTTAATTGATTTTTTTACTGTTTTAATTATTTTATCCATATTCATATTGGCTTCTGCACCATTATGATTAATAATGTCTCCAAAGTTTATATTAATTGGTTGTGATACATTACTTGAAGTATTTGTAACATTACTAGCAATTCCATTTAAATTAGTTCCTACTAGACTTGGCAATGAATAATTACTAGGATTTGAATACTGACTAGATAATTGTGATATTAATGCTCCACTTGTTGAAGTGATATAGGCATATATTCCACTAATCATTTCAGTATTTTTATCTGTTTGTTTTGTTTCTTCTGCATTTAATATCTTTTCATCTTTGTGAAGTATACCTAGTACACCTTTGTTAGATATATTACTTGGAGTTCTGCCACCAGTATCATATCCAGCTATATTGTCTAATATCTTTTGTCTTTCTTCATCTGGTATATATGCATCGGATATTATATTATTACCATCATAATAATAATTAGTTCCACTTGAAGTTTTATTGGTAAATTTATCTGCTACACTTGATTTTTGACTAGTAGTATATGATGAACCATTTGAATCACCTATATTAGCAATGCCCAATCCTTTCATAGCTTCTTGTACTGCTTTTATGCGTTCTAAAAATGGATCGGTAAGACTCTTTGATAACATTAATCCAACATCTTTATATGAAGTGTCATACTTTTTAAGCAATTCAATCATTTGTTCTTGTTGGTTTTTTGTCATCATTTCATTAGCTTTAACATATAAATTCTTATCTTTTAACATTTCTTTATATTTATCTTCAGCGACTTGTTTTTGCTTGTTATATTTTGTTTCTATCTCATCTTTTTCTTTATCATTGCTAGTCTTTAAATCATCTAATTCTGTATCTTGTGTTGTTTTTTTAGCATCTTGTTCTTTCTTCAAAGCCTCAATTTGATTCTTTAAATCATCTTTTTTAATGTCTTTTTGCAATTTTGAAATCTCAGTAGATAAATCTTCTTGTTTCTTTTTGCTAAAAACAGATGTGTCAGCTTGCCACAATTTTAATTCGGCTTGAAGCTTTGCTAATTTAGTTTTTTTCTCAACTGAATCATTATCAATATCGTCAAGTTCTTTCTGTAACTTATCAATTTGTTGTTGATAGAAATCTATTTCAGACTCTTTACGTTTCTTAAGATTCTCAGAATCAGTTTTGTATTCTTTTTCTAATCTATCTTTATCAGCCTTATAAACTTCATCTAACTTAGATAATTCAGCATCTTTATCTTCTTCATATTGACTTTTTAAATCATCAACTAACTCATCTCTAAGCTTAGATACTGTTTCTTGTTGAGTCTTTTTAATAGTATTAGCTAACTCTTCCCATTGACTTATATTTTCTGGAATCTTAGTATTAACTAAATCTGTATATTCCTTTGTATTACTAATTAAATCCTTGACATTTTTTATCGCATCTTCCTTAGCAGTTTTTTCAGCCTCAGTATTCCCACCCATAGCATTAGCCTGTTGTTGTAATTCCAATAATTTTTGTCTTCCATTAAGTAGTTTTCCATTCGCATCAAATTCAAACCCAGATTGTTGTAATGCCGTTTTTCTTTCTTCCATATCTTTTTTTTGTTCGTCAACAATCTTCATTATAGCAGTTCTTTTTTGTTCGTATAATACTAATTCTTGTTTTAACGCATTTTGATGTTCTGTACCAGTAGTTGCGTCCTGTAATAATTTATTCTCTTTTAAAGAATTATTTACTAAAGTTAATCCACTATTAACGTCAGCATATCTGTCAATATCATCTGTGGATTTAAGTTTAGCAATATCATCTGTATAGTCTTTTACTTCTTTTGCTTTCTTTTCTTTTCCTCCACCAGAAGGCATATAATTTCCACCATCAGATACTCCACCTGATTTGGCATTATTAATTGGTGCTTTTATAGAGCCATATATACTATCAATTTTAGTTTTAGCACTTTCTAATGCCTTTTCTTTATCAGTAGCATCTTTTATTTGACTATCATAATCAGTATCTTGAATTGGTCCGATAAAACCTGGGTTACTTGCATTAGCATTTCTAGCTTCTGCCAATTTACCTAAAGCTTCAATTTCAGTTTTATAATTCTCAATATTATTCATAACTTCTGTATAAGTCATGTTTTGATTATTTACAGACCATTCACTACAAGCCTTACTATCTGCTAAACGAACACTGGTTAATGTTTCTACGGTCATTCCTTCACTAGATAAATATGAAATGTTTTCTTCAATTAATGGAGTGTTTTCGATATGTGCTTTACCATTTTCGTCTACTGAAATATTTAAATCGGTGAATTTAGATTGTAATTGTTCAGTTACTGACATTAATTGTGTCTTTTGTTCTGCTGATAAATTTTCTTGTGATGATAAATTTTGATATTCAGTGTATAAATCTTGAGTCGTAGTTATAAAATCTTGATATTCTTTTTTAGCCCCTTCAAGATTTTCTCTACTTTCTAATTGTGCTTTGGTTTGCTCTTTTATTGTATCAACAACTTTCGCATCAGCTACACTTTGTTGTATATTAGCATAATCTTCTGCACTAAGTCCTGCTTTCTTAAATGCTTCATCTTGAGTATTTAATTCTTTGGTCACATCTTCAAGTTCACTTTGTAAAACATTTAATACTTGTAAATCTCCTTCACCATTGAAAGGATTGTTTGTCATATCCTCCTGTACTTTGGTGATTTCAGCTTCGATTTTCTTTTTCTTTTCTAATGCATCTTGATATTTTTTTTCTGATTCCGCAAGTTTATCTAGTTTATCAGAAGCTCCTTTTGTATCTCCATTTTTTATAGCTTCATTTACACCATTTATTGCATCTTTAAGTGACTTTGATTGCTTTTCAACTTCTGCTTCATGTTGTTTATAGTCATAAAAAGCTTTTCCTGCTATACCTATAGTTATAGCAAGTGCACCAATAACCAATCCAATAGGAGTCATCATAAATGATAATGAAGCAACTACTGCACTTTCAATACCTCCAGTAACTAATGCCCATGCACCTGAAACACCAGTCAATCCCGCTGATTCAATAACTACTTCAGCTTCGGCTACTGCAAGTGCTTCTGTGGCAATTACTGCTTCTCCTTGTGCTATAGTTAATGCATCAGTCGCAAGCATAACTTCAGCTTCTGCTACTCCTATTGCAAATGCACTTGTTGCTTGTCCTTCTTGTGCTACTGTCAATGCTTCGGTTGCTAATAATGCACGTGCTTCTGCCATTGTGAGGGCTTCGGTTGCTAAAGTTGCTTCTGCTTGAACACCAACAAGTGCTTGCGTGGCTACTGTTGTAGTACCCATGAGTGGAGTCATACCAGTTAATATTCCTATTAAATGCGAGAAACCTGTTGCAAGACCATTTCCCGCCTGTTCTGTCATTAAAATTTTATTCATAGTTACCAATTTAGATATAGCGACTGTAGTAAGTCCAATTGTTCCTATAAATGCTATTGTTTTTCCATCAACATTTGCTATTGCAGTTACTAATTGTGTTGCTTCTGTAATTAGCCATTTTAAAGAGTCTGAAGACATTATTTTTTCATATAATCCTTCAAAAGCTCTTTTTAAGTCATTTACTTTAGCATCTAAACTTCCATTATAAGCTTCATCCATCATTTTCTTAGACATTCCAGCTGATTCAGCTACTTCTTTCTGATGTACGTTTAAGTCGTCTATATTCTCCATTAAACTCATTAAAGTCTCTCGTTGACGTGTGCCAGCTAATGCTTGTACACCTGCTAAATAATCAACTTGACTGAGTTGACCACTCTTAAATTTATTCATGAATTCATTTAGAACTACATCAAATTCTTTAAACTGTCCTTTGTTTGTTCTAATTGCAATACCGATTCTATTCCATTTATATTCATATAGGTTCGTTAACTCCTATACCGTTCTCTAATGAACTGCTTATGATTTCCCATAAGATTAGACTATATCACTCTCCTAAATAGGAGACTCACCATTTCCGCATACTTATGCGTACTTCCCGAAGGAATAGTCGTTAGGCTTTTATATTCTATAATTTATTTATATAGAATAATTTAGCACGGTAGGTTAGCATGTCTTTTTAAAGATTTAGCCTTCCCCGTATTAAGCGAGTTATTCGAAATGGATTACTCCATTAAGCCACAAGTTGTAGTTTATGGCAAGTTCGGTATCATTAATATTTTTCCCATCATCATCTAAGTTCCCAAGTTTGATATTACTATATCTTGAGTAGATTGTTTTAAAACTCTCGCCTATAGTTGAAGCTGATTTACGCGTTTTCTCGGATACAGTCGTAATATATGCGATTAAGTTAGATAATGGAGTTCCTGCCTCCTGAGCACTGAATGCTGTTCTTTGTATAGCTGTAGAAATTTCTGCAAAACTCGATGCACTCACGTTATCCATCTTACTTATCATATCAACAACATTTTGCATACTTTGACCAGTCATATCAAAAGCATTTTTAATAGCAATTAATTGTTGCGTTGTTTGTTCAGTGGTTTGTCCAGAAATTTTAGAACCGATAATTGCAGAAGACATAAGTGATTTTCCTTCATCTCCTTGAATACCTGCTCTTGTGATTTCTTCCATCCCACCCATCATCTCTACATTTGTAGTATGTAATTGTTCTCCTAGTTGTTTATAATCATTTACTAAACTACCGATTTCAGATTTTGACTTTCCTGTTATCATTTGCATATTTGTGAATGCCTTATCCATTACTAAAGTATATTCACCAGCACTTTTAAGCTGACTTGTTATTTCTTGAACTACTTGTTGAACTCCATAAAACACTCCGATTTTTCCTAAAAAATTACTCATACTACTAAAAAATGAACTTCCACCAGCTTGGTTTAATGAACTAACTAATTGTTGAGTTTCACTTGTTGTTTGCTTCATACTAGAATTTACAGAATTTAAACTATTCTTTATTCCTGTAAAATTAGTACCATCTACTTGTTTTAAATCTGCTAATAGTTTATTTAATTCAGCTTCTGTAGACGAAATAAAACCACTAGGTAATTTCGAGCCAAACGTAGATTTCATTTGCTCCAATTTTACTTGTGCTTCTTGTATTTGCTTAGTTAATGTGCTAATAGAACTTTCTCTACTTGTAGATGTGCCTATAGAACTTAATGCACTATTTATTTCTTTTATTGATGATGCACTTCGTACTAATTCTTGAAGCTTGCTTATTTCAGATGTATTAATAACACCATTAGCTTTCAATACATTAATTTGTTGATATGCTTGTTCTTGTTTTTGTAATAATTCTTGTTCTTGTTGAAGAGTTTTTAAATCATTAGAATTACTTACATCTGTCTGTTTAGCTCTAGCTTGATTTAGTTGTTCTTGTAATTTAACTTGTTGATTTGTTAACTCAAGTTCTTTTTGCTGATTGGTTAAATTATTATCCTGTATATTTTGTTGTTGTGCGGATTTTAATTGATTAACTGTCACAAGTCTAGATTCTAATTCACTTTTATAAGTACCATCAGCGGTAATTAGATTTTGTTTAAGTGAGTATTCTTCTTTTTGCAAAACAGCCATTTCTGAATATGCTTGGGTTTGTATTTGTTGTAACTTCTTTTCTTCATTCTCTAACTCTTTAACTTGATTCAATAGATTTTTTAGTTCATTATTAGAACCTATATCATTAGCATTTAAGTTGCTTGATAAATTCGAAACTTTATTTTGGTCTACTAACTTTAAACTAGATAACGATGATTGTGCTTTTTCTATTTTTAATAAAGCATTATCATATCCGACTAAATCTGATGTAGCCGTACGAACAGCACTTCCTGTATAATTAAATTCATCCCCTATTTTTTGAACAGTTCCAGTTTGTTTAGTAATTTCTCCAAGTCCTGTTGCTACTAACTCAGTTTGTTTATACAGACCATTTCCTAAATCGGTTCTAGAAACTTTTTGTAATTCTCCATTTAACTTTTCTGCCTGTACAACGGTTTGATTTATTATTTCATTAATATTCCCTAATGATACTTTTCCACCTAAACTATTTTTAAAATTATTTGCCAAATTAGTCAATGCTTCTAATTGTTTAGCAACATCTGAATTTTCAATATTTATATCTAAATTTATTTTATTTTTTTCTAACGTATTTATTAAAGTTTGTAGTCTTCCATTAACATCTTTTTCATTTTCTAAAGCAATTCCTAAACGAATACTATTTTTATATTCTGCCATTTATATTACTCTCCTTTCATATTTACACATAAAAAAGAGAGCAATATAAAAATAATATTACTCTCTGTTACTTTTTCTTTTTATTATATTGTCTTTTAGGTTTGTTTTCTTTTTCTAGTTCTTTTATAATGTTTTCTTGAAACTCTTTCTTTATATCTTCATCACCATTTTGCATTTTAATTAATTTATCCATATCCAATCCAAGATTAGATAATGTTTGTTCCATTTTCACCGTTGAAGTTATACTTTCTTTAAATTCAATTAATTTATCATTTAAGATATTTAATTTTCTAATATCATTTAATCTGTTATCTTGTGCTACTTCTAACATAATATCCATTAAAGTATTTACTACTTTTTTAAAATCTCCATCTGCAAAATTTAACATTTCATCTAAATTAATATCATCTATATTATCCCAATCTTCTTCTATATTTGTTAATTTTTTAAGCATTAATCTAAATATTTTTACAGTATTATCTACTTGAATATCAGATAACTTTTCTTCTAAGTTTACTATTATAGAATTGTCTCTAATTATTTGTGATAATTCATTATATATCCCTCGATTAAATTCTGGATTGATTATTTGATATTCATTATATATAGCTCTAATTTTCTTTTTTACACTGTCGTCTTTTAATTTAGCCATTTTTATTCTCCCCTTTATTTTTTAATATAACAAAAAAAGAGACTATAAAAATAATCTCTCACTACTTTTTCTTATTAAATTGTTTTGTATCACCATTTTCAATAGCTTTATTTACGCTATCCATTTCGTCTCTTAATTCATCTGCTTTTTCTTGAACTATTTGATCATGTGTTTTATAATTTTTAGTTAAATACATTATAGAACCTGCACATATAACTACACATATAATACCTGCTATTATTTTAAAAAACATAACATCTTTCTTTTCCATGTTATAACCACCCCTTATTAGATGATTATAACAAATATAAGTAAATTATTCCAACTATTTTATATCGCTTGATTTAATTTTGCATTTTCTTGAATATGTTTAATTTCTTCTTGTGTAAGGTCAGAAATATACCTAAACATAAACCCTTTTGTTCTAATTTGCTTTAAATTTTTATTACAAACATTTGCTATTGATTGTTCACATATATTTATACCAAACAATTCTTTACTTTTTCTAGAACAATTAGCTATACTTTTAAATATTATTCCATTATCAGAACATATTACTGGTTTACTAGTTGACAAAACCATTTTGTTTATTACTTCTTTTATAGATATGTCTTTTGAATAGTCACAAAAGTTTACTTTACGACCTGTTTTTAAGTATCTAATAATAGTTGCTCCATGAATTTTCATCCTTGTACCTATTTTAGTGCTACTATGAATTCCACTGTTCCATAAGTCACAAGCTTCTTTTAATCTGTTGCTTAACGCAAATTCTTCACATTTTAACCAATTAACCATTCTTAAATCAAATAATTCATTTAATTTACTATTTAAAATACCATCCTTATTATTTTTAATAAACTCCAATTCACTATACCTACAATCAACTACAATATAATTTTCTTCTTTAATTCCATTTGCTAAAGCTAATTGTTTCTTAACTCTATCATTTTCTTGTTCTTCATCTAAAGTTCTTGAATTTTTTCTATTAGTTTGTTCGTAATGTTGAATCCCATGAACCTCACATACATATTGTTCGTTATTATATTCAAAGTAAAAATCATATTTATATTTATCACACCATTGAAATTTTGATTTATTTAATTGTGTTTGAAAATCTAATTTCAATTGTTCTAGTATATTAAACATTGTTTTTTCTGGAAAAGATATAGAATCAGAGCATGAACACCCAATAGAGTTATTTCTATATATATCATAAATTCTAATGGATTTATTTCTAATTCTTTTACAATCGGGGCAAATTGGCTTTATTAAACCAGTCTTATTATTTGGGTTTCCACTTCCTGTGTATGTATACAATTTAGCCTCGTCATATCCATATTGAAAGTATTTAACCATAAATGGAGCAGTTGTTGGTATATCATTAAATCCAAAAATAACTTTATGCCCACTACAAGAATTACATCCTTGTGTTTGTTCTATTAACGCATCTTCTCGTATCCAATCTATATTTTTACAAATAATACATTGATATTTATACCATCTTCTATCTTTTCTATTCTCCATATCTATAATCAATAATTTTCTTCTATCTTCTATTTTATCTCCAACATTATATTTAAATTCATGTGAATATTTAATTTCTCCAATTTTTCTTCCAAATTTACAAGCTATAAAATTACAATGCAATATATCAAATTCTACATTATTATATTTAACTGTTAGCATTTTTGTATCTTTATTATAACCAATTATTGTAATCCAATCTTTAACATTACCATAAATAAAATAAACTAATTTTTCTATGGTGTTTTCCCAAACTGTTGTTCCTTTAAGTCTTCCTGTTTTTAATTTAGGTAAATTATTTGTAAAAGTTTTTTTACATTTACCACTCTTAATCAATTCTTTGTTTTCAATTTCCCATTGTTCTATATATTCTAAGTAATCTTCTTCGTTTAATTGTCTTTTTATTTCTTCCATAATAAATTCCTCCAATATAATTTATTCTCCAATATTTTATAAAATAGAAAGAAAGGTTAATTGGAGATAACCCTTTCAATATTAATAAATCGTCGACTACTTATTAATATCTATCCTTCCATATCTATATTATAACACTTTTTCAAGCGATTTATAATCAATCCTAAAAATTAATATCTAATTTTACATTTTTCCAATTTTATGGTATAATATGTTTACTGTATTAAAATAGATAAAGGGTTGAAAATTAAATGTTATGAAAAATGAATTGAACAATATCCAAACTTAAACACTAAAATATTAGATTAATATCTACAATAATATAGTAAAGCACGTAGTCTTTCATAGTTCTAATAACCATAATCCAAAGTATTTTTCCTTAGATATAATAAGTTATTTTTAAGGAAAAATACTTTGGAGGAGGTGATTTTTATGAAAGAGAGACGTATTCATTTCGATTACGAGACTAAACCAGTTTCAGTTAAAAAGAATGGATTAAGCCTTTGGAATGTTATACTATTTTTAATAGTACTAGGTTCTATATCTAAAGCAATTGCTATTGGTATAAACCAAGACATAATAAAGACTCTAATTACAAGTATTCTGAAGTAGAGAACCGAATACTGAAATTAGAGCCGACATCTGGCTGAGATACATAGGGCGAGTAATCGTCCTTTTCTTTTATCATGCTCTAATTATACCATATCTATTCATTTATACAATATTTAATTTTTAAACAACCTTAACCATCTTTAATTAAAAGTAAATTAGGAAATTTCTAAAATATATGCCTGTCTTATACCATTTATTTCTATATCTATATACATTCTATCTTGATACTCTATTATGTATTCACCTTGCATGAAAATATTTCTAAATTTCTTTTCTTTAACTCCTATAGTATCGAAAAATTCTTCGCCATAAATGCAGGTGACTTTATCATACTCTTCATTTAAATAATCTTCTTGTTTATACAAATTTAAATCATCAAATTTGTTTTCTTCTAAGAACGTAATCAAATCACTATATTCCAAATCTTTTTGAAATTCTTTTTCTTTATCCCATTTCACTAAGAATTCTTTATAATCTAAAATCGAACCTTGTCCCACTATTTTTCGTTCTGTTAAAAATTTTTCGAATGAAATTAATAAGTCTCTTAAATCTGGAATAGTTCCTTCATAATATTCTTCTCTTTTTAATCCTATTTGATACATAATTAATACATCTCCTTGATTTTTCAATAATAACTATGCTATACTAATCTTGTTGAGGGATTAGGTGGTAGCTTTTTAGTTATTACCTTATTTTTATATTTGGTAATGTTTGTTTTGTTTACCATAACTAAATTATACATCGTTATATTTAAATGTCAATACATTATTGTATATTTTTATATGTTGATGTATAATAGTATATATAAAGGTGGTGAATATTAATGGATATAAAACAACAAGTAAAAGAATATCTATTAAAAGAAAATATAACTCTCACTGATTTAGTATCTATTCTAAATGAAAAACGACCAAAAGAAGAAGCTACAACTGTAGCAAGTCTTAATAATAAACTTACTAGAGGAACTATTAGATACAATGAAATAATAGAGATTGCTCAAGCATTAGGTTATAATATCATTTGGGATAAACCAAATAAAGCTATAACAATGTCTTCTAAAAATTCGTCCAATAACATTATTGGTTCTGCTAGTATAACAGGTGGAGTTACAGGTTTAGCACTTGGTGGCTTTTTAGGTGGCATCATAGGAACAATAAGTGGAATTACTCTAGATAAAACCAAAGATAAATTTTTAAATACTGAAATTGAAATAAAAAACAGAATAAAAATAGCTAAGGAAATAGAAAAAGAACTAGAATTACAACAAGAGAAAATGGAATATGAAAATGAAATTGAAAACAATATTAAAATAATATTAAAAGGAATACTAACAAACGATTCATCTTTAGAAGATATTTATAAAGATGAAATGCAAGATTATTTAAAATTAGAATTGCCCATATCAATAAAATTTAATTATGTTTATCGTACAATTTATAATATAGTATCATCTCAATATAATGATATAACTTTTCTATCTCTTATAGTAGAACTTAGAAATATATATTCACATGGTGGATTTATGGATTTAAGTCTTGAAATACTGCACGACTTAGAAAAGGTTTCTAACTATTATATTAAAGAGTATTTTATAAACCCAAAGCAAAAAGACTAGAAAATCAATTCTAGTCTTACATATTTTAATCATCAAATTCAGTCCAATCTATATTGTTTCATTTAGCTTGTCTTTTGTTTTTATTCTATTAATTTATTAATTAGCTACTTTTAAATTCTCATCAATGTTCTTTATGATATCTTCATAAGATTTAGATTCAATTTTCCCGTCTTTAATTAACTTCTTAATTATGTATGAAATTCCTTGTGATTTAATTAATGTCTTACTATCACAGAATTTGTTTCCTTCTATTGGAATAACTTTAAAATGATTCATATCTACTTGATTTTGATATGGTTCATTATTTGCTCTTAATATTTTACCATCTCTCATCCATTCAAATAATTTGTTACGTCCAAATCCTTTTATATCTAATATCTTACTAAATTCACCCACATCATATAATTTATTACTATTAGTAAATCTATCTGCTATAGCTAAACTATCTTGTAATTGTTCCATTAATTGTTCTTTTGCTAAAGTAATATCTATTTGTTTAATTTGTTCTTCTAATGCTTTATCTCGCTCCAATAGTTCCATTTTCTTGACTGTATTAGTTTCAAACAACACACTACCTAATATGTATTTTCGTTCTTCTATGAAAGTTTCTTTGCTTTCTTGCAATGTCTTTTCCATAACAATATTTTCAGCTTTTGTTTGAAAATAATCTTCTAAAAATTCGTCATAAATATTCCAAGATTCTTTTGACTTTGCAATTTTAACCATTTTCATAATTCCACTAAAACTAAATCCCAACCATTTATCAGTTGCATTTAATTTATTTTGAGAATATCCTATGTCCTTTAAAACGTTGGTAACACTTGATTTTGTTTCGCTGTCCTTACCATGGATAGCGGATTTTAAGTCTATAAAATCTAATTCTTCTTCAAATTTACTAGAATTATTATTAAAATTTTCTACTGCTTTACCAGTTTTTAATCCTAATAATTCACTAGCTTGCCATATTGTAAATATTGGTTTATTGTCACCAAATCCACCCATAATCCTTGTATATTCTCTTTCCTTTGTTTGTACCTTTTCACCTGTAAATAGTTTGATAATTTTGTTTTCTACCATATAGAAAACCTCCTTTTAATTTGTTTATTAGTGAATACATATGTTTCCATATATATTCCAATCATACTACTTTCCTTTTATATTTTTATTAGTTAGAATAATCCGACCAAGGGAGCTACCCTTAGTCATAAATTACTCCTTATGTATTCACTAATAAATTTGATACCAAAGGAATAGTATCATTGCAGTATATAGTTTATAATTTATGTATTGTCTTTATTCTATTAATTTGTTGGTTTCCTTAATTACATATTACTACCATCAAATTTAAAAGTCAATACATATTTCTATTAATTTATTGAAATTGTTTATTATTCATTTATAAGAAGTATATTAATACAATAAATTTGTAAATTATAACATTTTCTTGTATTCAAATACCATCTAATGTTATAATTATAATTGCCATCCTAAATACTAGACATCAAGGGAGGCGATTAAAACAACATGAAACTAAATAGAGATATACATTTTGATAAAGAATTGGCTATAGCTATTATTGGATTAGTAACAATATTAATTCAATTTGCTATAACAGTTTTAAATAAATTTTAATACACAATAAACTAGTATAGATAAAAATGGGAGACGAATCTAATTATATTATTTAAAAAGCGTAACTAGACACTACGTAGGGTGGTAAATGATATAATTAGAGTATCTCTTATATTTTTGCATAAAAATAAGGCATCGCTAGACACACAATACCTTATCCCAACATGAAACTTTTTATATAAATTTAACTTGTAAACTTTTGTGTACTTCTTTATTATATGTGTCACGTGACAAAATGTCAACTACTTTGTGTAATTAAATGAAAATATTTCTTTTAAAATCTGTGATTTAAGTTATTTTCATTTAATTAATTTATTATTACAGTATATTATATTTAGAACGTAAGAACGACATCATTTCACTTATAAATTTCCCAGTACTTTCCCATTCGTCATTAACTGTTCCTACTGCATTTTTCCCCATTCCTATTGCAAAATGCTCAGAGACTTCATCTAATGTCATGTAGTCACCAACTGATACACCCATTTCTGATTCATCATACCAAGATGGATTTACATGTACTGTTTTATTGTCTATATATATTTCAATATAAAATTCACCATTTTTATTCTGTACAGGTGATACTTTACATGAATTAAGTAACATATCAGTTCTTTCATAGATTTTTGGACTATAATTATAAATATTCTCTAAGAAATATAATCTAATATCCTGTTGTACTTTCACTGCAATTCCTTCTAATTCTTTCATTGTGTCTCTT